GAAATTCCCTCCTCACAGCAAAATGCCATTTTGCCAAGGCTTCACAAAAATCCCGGATAACCGCTGCTTTCGCAATTATCCGGGACTCTACATGGAGCTGGTAATGTGACTCGAACACACGACCTGCTGATTACGAAGCAGTGTTCTATGAATCTATAACCGCCTCGCGCCAATGGTTTCCCGAACTGGAAATTATTTTGTCCACGTTTTTGTCCACATCCGGACTTTTTTTGTTTTTGCGAAATGCGTCAATAAGTTCAGAATCTGAGAGAAGATCCTCCTCGTCGACGTCGGTATAAATGTTGGCTGTAAGCGCCATATCTGAATGTCCCATGTACCGTTGGGCATCCCTAAGTTTGACCCCGGCTTTTTTCAAATCGGTGCAGTAGGTATGTCTTAGATCGTAAAGCACAAGGTCATCGGCTATGCGATGTCCATTTCTCGGCTGCGTTGGGTTGTCCGGATCCGGGTACATTGGTGTGCCGTCAGGCAGCAGATCGGACGGGTCATATATATGTCCCTTTGCAGTATACTCCGCTCCGAGAGCAATGTCCATATCACGTTTAAGATTTTCCCACCACCTGCGTATACAGCTTTCTGTGACCATCGTTTTTCCGTCTCGCTGGGTAAACAGAAAATCTGTGGAAGATTTCTCTGCAACGGCCTTTTTCAGCTCATCGGCCAAATCGAGCGGGATGGGTATTTGCCGAAGTCCTGCATGAGATTTTGGGCCTCCACCGAGGGCTTTTGTTCCCGACTCAACACTGTCGCGAACAGTAAGAAACCTTTTTGTTAAATCGAGGTCAGCAACTGTCAGAGCGGAACATTCGTTAGGGCGCACACCGGTTCCGATAAGAAACTTCGCCCACAGTCCGTGCTTGTTGCGTTCTACCACAACGTCAAACGCTTCTCTCTCTGCGGCTGTCAGCGCTCTCCTACGCCCTTTTTCAGCGGCGGGCAATTCCAGTTTCAAAGACGGGTCAAAGATAATCACGCGCGAGGCTACGGCCTGTGAGAACATTGCTTTAATGACTATGCGCAGCTTTGAAACATGAGAAAAGGATTTTGTGGCTTCCCGGTTCAGTATATTTCGCAGGTGCGTGTCTGTTACCGCCTCAAGCTTTTTTCTGCCTATTGCGGGTATGATAATGTTATTTATCATCCGCTCATACATACTGTACGATTTCTCGGTCATAGTATTGCGGCGTTTGGCCGTGCCCGGTTTACGCACTTTCGGTTTAACGTATGTGTCAAGCCAAGTCTGTGCCCAGTCCGCAACTGTGGGATTAACGAGTGCCTTTTCCTTGTTCTCCAGTTCTGCAAGTTTCAGGGCTATTTTTTCCTTGCAGTCCGCCTCATCTCTACCCTTGACGTAGTAGCGCTGCCCCATATATGTAAAACTTGCCGACTTCCGTGCAGGAGATTTCGTCATTTCCTCTCTCCCCTTTTAATCATTAACCTTTACGCCATGCTCTTAGCTGGTGCAAGGCTATCCATGCAATTGCACCAATCCCGATGATAAAAACAAGAAAGAGCACAGCCGCATATATACTGAGCTGACCAAAGAGGATAAGCCCCTTGTCGCCCAGATGGAGGTCCATAACGAGGTAGTACCCCAGCGAGACTTCGAGTATTCCGGCCAGAAAAAGCAAAATATAGATAATCGGTTTTCTGGACGCAAGTTCATTGGTCAGACGCCCCTTCTCTCTCACCAGACCGTCGTTAATAGCGTTCAGGCGGTTTACCTCGCCTTGAAGCCGAACATTTTCCAGCTCCAGATTGTGAACTCGGTCGCGCTGATTGGATAGTTGCTCGGTGCCGTTGGCAAGTCTCTCGTTCTCCGCGGTCAGTTCGCGGATTCGCTGTAGGAGCACCTCTCGCTCGTAAGCTGGCTGCAAACCAAACACTTCGTCCGCGGACAGCCCAAGCGTGTCGATCAACGCTATCGCGTCCGATACCTTCGGGTTATCCTGCGTGTCTGCGCTTATTTTGCAGACAGTCGAATAGGATACGCCTGACTGATCAGACAACGCCTGATTTGTCAATCCCTGTTCCGCGCGAGCATTTTTGATCTTTGCGGTGAAATCATCAAAAAACTGCTGCAATCGCTGGTACGATGTCACAATTCTCCCCTCCAGACAAATTTTCTCCAAAAGAAAGAACTCCTGCTTCGACTCTTTTCGACTGACTTCTCCGAATCGAACAGGTATTCTCTTTTTAGGAGATGGACTTTGAAGATTACTTCTGCTACCATCGAAAGCGTAGCAGATACCGGTGCAATGTTCTATCTGCTGCAAGCTCCGGCGGAGGCGGCAACCAATGCCGGAGCGTTTTTCAAAAAAGAGAAAAGCTGCAAGCGCATAGACGCTTACAGATTTGCGGTGGGCGGCGGCAGGGCGGCGTATCCTGCATCTCAGATTCCCTTTCGGGAGCGTCGGAAACCCTTCCGACCTCAACGCCCAGCGGTATTTTATTCGCGTCTGCTTATTATTTATCTTCTGTTAAAATTCGCATTATCGCCATTATATCTACCTGAGGGCGAATAGTTCCGCTATCAACAAGATTGAGAAATTTCAAAGACTTTCTCGTTATCGCCTCAACTACATTTGTCTCTTGCACTATGTAGGGTTTTCCGCCAATAGTCCAACTTCTTAGTATGTAGTTCTCGGTGATTGGAAACATATTTCCGATGTTGAAGCCGCGTTCTCTACCCGCGACTTGACCGATGTGGTAATAAATGCAGTTCCCTTTACCCCGCTTCGCCTCTTCTCTGGCGATCTTCGCTTTAATATTATCGACTTGAGAAGAAATTGGTATCATCCAGAGCAAGCCATTTTGGTCTTTTATAGCAAAGAAAAATGGGCGTTTCTCGTTTTTGTTGTCGACCCAATGCGAATTGGGAAATCTCTTGAAAAATTCATCCTTAATGATATACAACCCGTTTTGCGTCATTTGTCTATGTCTCTTCTTTCTAAACAGAAAAGCCCCACGATGAGACGTGGAGCTTTTCTGTAAGCAAGACACACTCTTGTATCCCGCTGGTGCCAAGCGGTAGTTGTAAGCAAGACACACTCTTGTATCCCGCTGGTGCCAAGCGGCAGTCAGATGGCGCAGACGCGGAACAAAGTTCTTTGTCGTGGCAAGCAGTCACCCGCTTGCAAGACCATTATACCACATCCTATGCGAAAGTAAACAGAAAAGTCCCTCTGTATTTAATTTTGTGGATTCTGCTGGATGGAATATCCGCGCTCTGGATATTCGTCCCACAGGCGTTACTAAAGAAACCACTTAAAGTTTTTGAATTATTAGGTTTTGCTGTTGCCAAAATTCGGTCAAAAAACTATAATATATACAAGTAAACATATTAAAATTAAATGGAGGTCGAAATGGGAACAGCTACAATATGCACAGAAGATATAAATACGACAATTACCATCAAAGAAATAATCGAGAAAGTGCAGACGTTTAGTCAGGAAGATTTTTCTCTGATTGTTTCGGCTGTCGTCCAATTATGCAATCAACCACATTGCTGATTGACGCAAGCTGCTCAGGGGTCAATGTTTCGAGTGAGGCCATCAAACTCATCAAAGCCTCATTACGACTGGCGGATGCAGGCTCTTCCCAGCCAACCAGCACACCCGGAGTCACCCCGAATATCTCCGACATTTTCTCTATACGCGAAAGAGGTATATTGTTGATAACGCCTTTTTCATATTTATACACATTCTGAGGTGCAATATCTAAAAGCTTTGCGAGTTGCTCCTGAGTCATTCCTTTTTGCTCGCGGTACATGGAGATTCGTTCACCGATTGTCATTATTATCACCTCGCTTTGAATAATATCACATAACTTTACGGTTTGCAAGAATAAAAAATTTTCTGCAAAAAATAACTTGACAAGTTCTGAAAATGGGTGTATATTCTAACTAACTTAAAAAGTTAGGAGGTGCCCCATGCTTAACACCAATGCCCTTAAAGGCGAAATAAAGCGCAACGGTCTGACTATAGCTCAGGTCGCAGCAGAAATAGGTATTTCAGAATCAACAATGTCCCGTAAACTCAAGTACGGGAGCTTTGGCATTGAAGAAGCTGAAAAACTTATTTCTCTGCTCCACATAGCAGATCCGTGCGCTATTTTTTTTGCTGATTAACTAACTTATTAAGTTAGTTTGCGCTGATAAAGGAGGATAGCGAATGAACGAGTTAATCAAAATCAACACCAGCAATCCCGACCGCCCTACGGTTTTAGGACGCGACCTGCACGAAGCACTCGGAGTTGAAACGCCCTACTCAAAGTGGTTTTCCCGTATGGCAGAGTACGGCTTCGCGGAGGGTGACGACTTCGTGACGGTGGACAAAAATGTCCTCCGTGCTGACGGGTCACCAATGCCGCAGATTCAGCACGACCACCAACTCACCATCCCTATGGCAAAAGAAATCTGTATGCTCCAGCGCACCGAAAAGGGCAAGGAGTGCAGACAGTATTTCATCAAAGTCGAGGAAGCGTGGAACACGCCGGAAATGATAGTTGCTCGCGCCCATCAGATTTTGCAGGCACGGCTCGACGAGGCAATCAGCCGCGTGTCCCTGCTCGAATCTAAAATTGAAGAGGACGCTCCTGCTACCAATCTTGGTTATGCCGTAACCGCCGCTGATGACTCCATTCTGATCGGCGTAATGGCAAAAATCCTCAGGCAGAACGGCTATGACACCGGCGAGCAGCGATTCTTCGAGACATTGCGCAGAGAGGGCTTCCTCATAAAGTCCGGCAGCGACAGAAACATGCCGACGCAGCGCGCTCTTGAAATGGGGCTGTTCACCATCAAGGAAAACGTGCATGTCACCCCGAACGGCAGTTTCACTACGCGCACGACGTTAGTGACCGGCAAAGGTCAGAACTACTTCGTCAATCGTTACTGCGGAAAGGGAAAGTAACTGACCACAATCAAAAATCTACTCTGAGGAGTGAATATCAAATGGACAGCATCGCATCGGTTTTCATTCTCGTTGTCTTGGTTACATGGGGCGTGATTGCCCTCCTCAATCGAATAGTCGTCGAAGAAGAGAGACGCCATCACGACAGCGAACGTGCATGGCAGGAAGCGGGGTATTGAATATGGCTTTCCGTATGCCGCCGTGCAAGGACGCGCACGGCAATGAATGTCCGGAACGTTCACTCGGCTGTCAGGGTACATGCAAGCGCATGAAGGAGTACCAAGAGTTCCTTAATGAGCATGACCGCGCTGCACGTCAGAAAGAGCGGTTGCTGTCTAAATATCAATTCGAGATGTCTGAAAGCGTAAGGCGATACGGCGGATGCCGCACGCCGAGGCAGATTTGCAAGGACATGAGAAAGCGCGAGGAAAGGAGGCTACGCAATGCCAAGGTCAAAATTGATGCGGGATCCCGCTGAAGATGTAATCGCCGAAGAGATACGCAAGAACTACGGTGGAATGATGAATCTGGCTACGGTTCAAAGCTTTCTCGGCGTCAAGGATTGTAGAACTGCCAGACGTTTCCTTAATGGCGTGACAAGCTATTCCATAAATGGCCGAAGCATGTGGATGGCCTCTGACGTTGCTCACAGGCTGGTGGAGGTAAGGGACTTATGATGATCGTCGCCACTATCCCCCAAGGCAGCTACGTAAAAATTGCCGCGAGCGCCGTAATGCCGTGGAAGTCCATCGACGCAATCGCCACTGTCACGACGCGCCTGACGGAGCCTCAAGAGGTCATAGACCGCTGCCTTAACTGCACCTGCCCAGAGTGCTGGAACTGCATTGCATCCCGCAGCAAGCGCGCAAAAGCAAGAAAGGAGGCTCAGTAATGGGTGCGTGTCATCAATGCAAATGCTTCTACTGCGAAAATCTCTGCACCAAGAAGTGCCCTATCGGGCGCGTGTGTTCCACCTGTTATAAGGGAACGAACAGCCAAAGCTTTAAGATCACGCACTGCGACAAGCAGGTTCCTTACGATCCTACATACACCGTCACAACCGCCCCGCAAAGACCCAAACGCAATCGTAAACCTTTGATCCGCAAAAACAAGCGGACAAGCAATAAGAAAAAATAGGAGGATAAAAATGGGATATTACAGTGGAGTCATCGAACACGACACCGGTATGCACGCCGATGCCGATCAGCAGGTCGCTGGACAGTCCATGATGAGGGTGGAGGTCACCCTTGCAGAGTACCGTGACCTCGTCGAGAAAAACGCCATTGCGTCGCATAAGCTCGGTCTCGCAAATGATCGTATCACCGAGTTGAAGCAGAAGCTTTATGATGCTCTGAAAGTCCTGGACGCGGACAACAAGCTGACCGCTACGCAGAAAGAAGAATTTCAGAAGCTTCTCGGCGACTATCAGGTCAAAAAGTAATTTAGGAGGAAAATCACGCTATGAACGAATCTCTCATGTCTCGCTCCCCTGCTACTCAGATGAGCGTCTATCAGGAAAGCAAGGAGCTTTCCGAAATCAAGGGCAAGATGTACCTTGCCCGCCAGTTCCCCCGCGATCCTGAAATGTCCCTCCAGAACGTTCTCCGCGAGTGCCAGAGAAAAGACCTTGCGGAAGCGGCGCAGTACGAGTTCCCGCGCGGCGACAGCGTGGTAAGAGGCCCCTCTATCCGTCTGGTGGAAGTTCTCGCGCGCCACTGGGGCAATATCATGTCCGGTATCACCGAGGTGGATGTACAGGGCGACACGACGACCATAAAGTGCTTTGCCTGGGATTTGGAGACAAACGCCTCCGATGAAAAGACCTTCTCCGTGAAGCATGAGCGATCTACCAAGAAAGGGAGCTACCGTCTGACCGACGAACGCGATATCTATGAAATGGTCGCCAATAAGGGTGCAAGGCGTAAAAGAGCCTGCCTGTTGGCCGTCATGCCCGGATGGTACGTAGATGCGGCGCTTGAAGAGTGCGACAAGACGCTTTCCGACTCACTTTCCAAGAGTGGAGAGAGTTTGGAGGAGATCATCGAAAAGACCGTCAACGCTTTTGCTGGCTTCGGTATCACACCGGAGCAGATCAGTGCCAAGCTCAACAAGGACATCGCCAAACTCAGCAACAACGACATTGTGAAACTCCGCCATCTGTATTCCGCCATCAAGGACGGCTTTGTAAAGGCCACAGATGCCTTTGGAATCGCTTCTGCTTCCGATGCTGCTCTTCCCTCTACGGACGAGGAGAACGCGCTGGAAGCCCTCAACAAGAAGCTTGCGAAGAGCAGGGAGAAGAACAGTGGAACTGACGCGTGATAATTATTACACGCCTGAGGTCGATTGGGAGTACATGTCGTGCTCCCAATATCAGGCATGGAATGAGTGCGAGGCGCGGGAACTGGCTATCCTGCAGGGGCGCTGGCAGCCTGAGGAGAAAGAAGCCTTTCTTGTTGGCAATTACTTCCACACGCACTTTGAATCCCCAGAAGCGCACGATCAGTTCTGCAGCGAGCATTTCGACAAGATATTCAAGACCAAGACCATCAAAGGCAAGGGTGGCGCGCCCGACCAGACGGTCATTACCGGCAAATATGCTCCCTATGAGCAGGCTGACAAGATGATACAGACCGCTGAAAATGACGAGTTGATACAGTCTCTTGTCGGTCTGCCGGGTGAAAATGAAATGATAATGCACGGCAAGCTCTTCGGAGTTCCGTGGCGTATCAGGCTCGACAAGTACGTTCCTGACGGGCGCATGATTATCGACTACAAGACCGTGGCAAACATCGGAGAGATTAAATGGAGCGATGAACTTCACGAAAAGGTGACGTTCATAGATGCCTATGGCTACATGATGCGCGCCGCTGTGTACAGCGAGATTGAAAAGCAGTACGCAGGGAGCAAGGAAGACCCTCAGTTCATCATCATAGCTATCTCAAAGCAAGACCCGCCTGATAAGGACGTGCTCAGTCTCAACCACCGGCAACGGTATGACTATGAGCTTGAGAAAATCGCCAAGCGCTTGCCCATGATCCAGATGATAAAAGAGGGGCGCGCGAAGCCCAAGCGTTGCGGGTACTGTGATTACTGCCGCGCAACTAAAAAGCTCTGGGGGATCAGACCTTATTACTCACTCATGCCCGAATTTCGAGAGGAGCGCGAGGACGATGCAGCCGCAGAGTTCCGTCCTGAATGAAAGAGATCGTTGTTGGGTCGTTCATAAGCACCGCGCCGGTTGGTTTCTCTGCCCTCTTTGTGGGGCATCCATAAGGTGGGTGCGCTTATGGGACGGCACATACTCCCCTTGCGACGAGGAACCGGTTTTATTCTGGGTTCCGGAGAACCAAAAGGGGCGGTACAAGGTCGTCCTAAAGGGCGAGATTTGGGAGCACGTTTCTCTCAAAGTTCCGTTCGGAAAGAAAGCAAAATATGCGAGTCTCCCGCATTATTATTCATGTCCCAAACTCCGCGCCGAGCGCCGGGAATGGGCATTACGCCACAAGGAATGGTAGGAAAAAATCTATGCTTAACAAAGTATTGCTTCAGGGGCGTTTCGTCAGAGACCCCGAAATTCGCACAACACAGAGCGGTAAATCTGTTGTGTCATTCACGCTGGCCGTAGATCGTGATTTCGCGCCGCAGGGGCAGCAGAAAGAAACCGACTTCATCAACTGTACCGCTTGGAACGGCACGGCTGATTTCATCTCCAAGTATTTTTCCAAAGGCAGCATGGCTACCCTTTGCGGCAGCTTGCAGATACAGAGCTACACTGACCGCGACGGCAACAAGAGGACTTCCCCGAATGTCAACGTCGAGAACATCTATTTCGCCGGTGACAAGCGCTCCGAGAAGTCCGAGGGTAAGCCGAAAGAGCAGCCCTCATCAAAAGGCAAATCTGCATATTCTTCCAACTCCAATCCTGCGCCGAAGCAGACGTTTGAGGAACTGGATGGCGATGGGGACGACCTGCCTTTCTGATGCGAGGTAGCACATGAGAGACAGGACAACAATCTCAAATGAGGTCGTGGGGCGGTATTCTTTCAGCCGCCTCACACCAAATGCACAGGCGCTTTATTTTCATCTCTGCTTTGCCGCAGATGATGAGGGCGTTGTGCATGATCCGGCAGCAGTGCTCAACAAGGTATGTGCAGACATTCTTGATCTGGAAGAGCTGATCTCCGCTGACTTCATCACCAGTCTTGGCGAAAGCGGCGTATTCATCCGCCATTGGGCACAGCACGTCGGTATTGATGACTGAGGAGGGCTTTATGGCGAAAAACGTTGAGTGGGTCAAAATAACCACAGATATGTTTGACAACAGGAAGATCAAGCATCTGCGCAAGCTTCCCGATGGCAATAGCATTGTGCTGATATGGGTCATGCTGCTCACAATGGCAGGGCGCTGCAACGCGGGAGGCATGATTTTCCTCACAGAAAACATCCCATATACGCCCAAAATGCTTTCCGACGAGCTTGGTTTTGAATTGAGTACTATTCAGCTCGCCTTGGAAGCGCTGGAACGGCTGAACATGATAAGCAGAAACGAAGATATGCTTTTCATCTCCGGCTGGGAAGAACACCAGAACATTGATGCTTTGGAAAGAATTAGAGAGAGCAACCGCGACCGCAAGAGAGTGCAGAGAGAAAGAGAAAGGTTTCTCCTTGAATCCCAGAGTGCGACGTCACGTGACAGTCACGTGACAGTCACAGATGATGTCACGCAATGTCACGCTGCAGAAGAAGAAAGAGAAGAAGATATAGAGATAGATAATAACTCTCAAAAAGAAAACGAACAAAAGAAAAAGTCCTCTTCCGACGATGGCGATGCTCCACCAGATGTCAGCCCCGCAAGCGGCACTGACGCGCGCCCCAAAAAGGAAGAGAAAGTTTTCGACAAGGATTCTGATGCTTACCAAGCCGCAAGCTTTCTTGCCCGCCAGAAAGAAAAGCATTATCCCGACTTGAAGCCCCCCGAGGAGACAGACCTGCAGCGTTGGGCAGCGGACTTCGACAAGTGCAACAGGATAGATAAGCGCAGTTGGGACGATATTTCCGATGTGCTTCGCTTCTCACAGAAAAACGCCTTCTGGCGGAAGAACATTCTCTCGGGGAAGAAATTCAGGGAGAAGTACGACCGGCTGCTGATTGAGATGACGGAGGAAAACCGCAAAAATGACAAACGATGAAAGAACTCTCCAGTATGCCGTTGAGTACAATCAGGGCACCGAGTTTTCTGTTACTGGCGCATATCTCCTTTACCCCCAAATCATGGACAAAATTGCATGTATCTTGCAACCTAAGGATTTTATGAATCCTCTTTGTGCAAAATTGTATGCAGCAGCGGTCAAGGCATATCGCGATGGCAAGATACTCGACCCGGTTATGGCGCGAGACGAAATTGTCCACGATACAGACGATCCCACAAAATTCATTGCTGACTGCATGGCAGTGTGCCCGTCCGGCACTGCCGCAGAGGGACATGCCGAATACATACATGCTCAAGCGAAGGCGCGCATATTCAGGACGGCGGTAGATGAAATTCTTTCTACATACAAGGGAGACGAACAGGTCACGGAAATTGCCGGGGTTTGTCAAGACTACATTAGCGGCACGCTTGGGCGAAGCCACACAATGGCGCAGACGCTGAACAAGCTCATGGATTCCCTGTCGGCTCCCCCGGCAAACCGAGTTGAAACCGGCTTCACAAGAGTGGATGCTCTGCTTAAAGGCATGAGAGCTGGAAACCTTGTGATAGTGGCAGCTCGACCGGCAGCGGGCAAGAGTATTTGGGCACAATGCGTAGCCATGAATGTGGCGAGAACCGGAAAGTCCGTGCTGCTCTACTCGCTCGAAATGAGCGACGAGGAGTTGGGCGAACGCATCATCTCCGGAGCATCCGGGGTACAGCTCGACAGAATCACCGATCACGACCTCGACGAGCAGGCTTGGAAACGGCTCTCGGATGCTTGCCAATATCTGTACGACCTGCCGCTCATAATCAACGACGATCCCGGTGTTACCACCAGCAAGATACGCGCCGAAGCTCGGACAACGAAAAACTTGGGGCTGATAATAATCGACTTCATGACGCTGATGAAGAGCGAGGGCAAATATGACAGTCGAAACCTTGAGGTCGGGGCAATCAGCCGAGAGCTGAAGCTTTTGGCGATGGAGCTTAACATCCCCATCATCGTCCTTTCACAGCTCAACCGAAGCGTTTCCGACACGGACAGACCTACTCTTGCGGCGCTCCGCGACAGCGGTGAGCTTGAGCAGAACGCTAACAAGGTCATTTTCCTGTGGAACATTGACGTCGAGCAGGGCATAAAGGGCGTCGCCGTAGCGAAGAACCGGCAAGGCCGATGCGGAGCCGTGCAGATGCGGTTCGTCGGCGATCAGATGCGGTTCGTGGAAATGCGAGCCGACGAGGAGGTTTGGTCAAAGACCACTCCCCCGCGTCGCCGTGGGAAATGGGAGGATGATGACTGATGGTTTTGATACCGGATGACCCCATAGTGCGCAGTATGGAGCGCACAGGGTATCCGCCATGGATGCAGGACGATATCTGCGGCAACGATGATGACGAGAAAATTGAAGGCTGGCCAGATAACTGGCATGAGGAGGAAGAAGAATGAAGATCACACTTGACCCCGGTGCTTATGTGCCTGTGAGAGCACATGCCACCGATGCGGGGCTTGACCTCAAGTCCCCGAAGCTTGTATACATACCACCCTATTCCAGCGTCGTGATAGACACCGGCGTCCATGTGGAGATACCGGAAGGCTACGCCGGGATGCTCAAGAGCAAGAGCGGGCTCAACATCAAGCACGACATCACCAGCGATGGGGTCGTGGACTGCGGATTCACCGGAAGCATACAGGTGAAGATCTATAACCACGGCAGCCACGGCTACGAAGTCAAGAACGGCGACAAGATCACGCAGTTGGTTCTTACGCCAATCATCAACCCGGTAATCGAGCTTGTGGATGAGCTTGAGGCCACCGAGCGTGGAAGCAAAGGCTTCGGGAGCAGTGGACGATGAGTGTTTACGATATTTGCATAGCGACCGCGGTTCTCGTATTTGCGGTGCTGGCGATTATGACCATCTACGTCAGTATCGTTCAGGAACACCTCGCGGAGATGAAAGAGTTGGTTGAAGAGTCCGCTTGGGCTGACAAAGATAAGGTCGAAGCCCTCGACGAGAGAAAGTATACCCCGCGCAAGCCCGAACACCTCGCGCCGGTCGACGCTGACTTCTTCATTATGCCCGACGGGACGAAAATTCACAGAGCGAGCACCACGAAGAGACGCAGATAGCCGCCAGAGGTCACAGGAAGCCTTACAGCAGCGTTTCGGGCGCTCGGTAATGAATTTACATGTCCGAAGTTCAAACGCTGTCAAAGCGGTCACAAGCGGTCTTTAACGCAAAGTGAGGGGCGCGATGGTCGAAACAGAATACCCACCTCGGTGCTCAATGCGGATGTTCGAGGGAGTGAGGACACAATACCCTCTTTTCCGAGAGAATGGCCGTGCCCTGTACTGGACAATCGAACATCATGCAGAGGTGAGCCTTGGGGACTATGAGGTAGTGAAGAAAGACAAAAGCTATTATTTCCAGCAGCTTGGCAAGGCTGTTGAGTTTTTCAATCAGGAGGGATAAACAATGCTCAGAGTAACTGATGACTTTGAAATACTGATACAAGGCGGGTCAACTGACCTTCTTACACAGTACGGCACTCTGACCGCAAACATGTACAGGAGTTTCATCGAAAACGATGTAGGCGAGCCAGCAGAAGTCATGCTGATGCTGACAAAGGCGCTGGTAGCGGGCATAGAAGCTGCGCAGAAAGGCGGTGAAACCGATGGAAATTAAGGACAGCGGCGAAAGAACGGAGTTTGGAACCGGCGCTGTGCGCGATATGCACACTGGGAAAGGTAAAATGGATCTTCTGCCTTGGGCGGCAATCATGGAAGTCTCCAAGCACTGTGAACAGGGGGCTTTGAAATACGGCGAGCACAACGTTGATCGCGGCATCCCCCTTTCATCGCTTTGTGACTCCGGAGCAAGGCATTTGGCAAAGTTCTTTGACGGTTGGGATGATGAGCCGCACCTTACCGCCGCCGTTTGGAATCTCCTATGGGCGCTGGAAATGAAACTCAAGCGTCCGGATATGTGCGATATACCTTGGAGGGCTGAAAATGATAAAAATTGAGAATGTGGTGTTGCCTTCTTCCGAACAATGGAAGGCTATTATCATGGGTTGTAGAAATCCTAAAAACTCTTGGGACAAGAGTGATAGCGAATTTAACAGGGAGGTAAAAACCTATTTCGATGAGAATGATGTGCCGTGCATAGACTTTAGAGAGTTCGTCATTGGTCCCGACGACCTGAAGCTCATGGTTAAACTTTGTAACGCCGGTACAGATCACGGGAAATTCATGCGGATGATTCCTGTTTACTTAGACATTACCGCGCCGCTTTACTGGTGGTCTGAATACGATACATACAAGGTTGGCACGGTTGCTAACTCTTGCTCGAAAATGCACAAACTTCTTTACAAACCATTTGAAATGTCTGATTTCAGTTTTGACAAGCTACCCGGCTTTAAGAATGAAATCAAGCAGTTCAGGCCGGAAGTTGATGAAGAAGTGGAACTTTGGAAAAGGATCGACGCTGACTATGATGTAAGCAATCAGGGGCGAGTAAGGCACGGAAAAAGAATCCTTTCGGGAAGCGTTCACAGCGACAATTATATTTTGGTTACGCTTCACGGTAAGCAAATTCCTATCCACCGCCTTGTTGCAGAAGCGTTTATCCCAAACTACGAAAAGAAGCCGGAAGTAAATCACATTGACGGAAACAAAATGAATAATGCCGTTGACAACCTTGAATGGACTACAAGGGCTGAAAACCAAAAACACGCCGTTGACAACGGCTTACAGCCTAAACCAGCAAAAACCTATCAGGGAAAGTTTACGGCTGAACAGCGCGAGGAAATCAAGCATCTTTGGGATTCCGGAATGTTCAGCCGATGGCAACTTTCAAAGAAATTCGGCGTTTCGCATACCTGCATAAACGATATACTCAACGACAAATACAAGTATGCGGAATCCGTAAATGTATTTGAAGAAGTTGCAAGGCCAATAGTGGACACGCTGAACGAATTGCGCGATTCGTATTTTGTTTGCGAAAACGAAGCAAGTAAAAAAGAGATTTGGTATTCAATCTTGCAGTTGCTTCCAGAAAGCTACAACCAGCGACGCACGGTACAGCTCAACTATGCGGTGCTGCGAAACATGTATCACGCAAGAAAGGGACATAAGCTCGATGAGTGGAGGAACTTCTGCGAATGGATGGAGACTCTTCCCTACTCAAGGCTTATAACTTGGGATTTGACATGAGATATGACAGTCTTGAGGACATGCCCCCGGCGCTGCGGAAGCGCGTGGAAGAGCAGTTTGCAAGAGAACGGACGGCGGCACAGATCAAGCAGCGATACGCACAGGGCGCTTCCGAGGTGAGCAAGAGCGCCGCTGCCGCCCTTGAAAAAGACGCGGAGGCGCTTCGTCAACTCAGCCGGGATATGGGCGCTTGGCAGGAGAAAAAGCCAAAGCGGAAGTACAACAACCAGCCGACCGAGCGCCTTTTGTCAAACGGAGAGTGCATCAAGTTCGGCAGCAAGACCGAGGCGGCATATTATGACGAGTTGGTCTTGCGGGAAAAGCTTGGGCAGGTACGAAAAATCCGCTTGCAGGTGGAATACCTGCTGAAACCCGCGTACACGGACGGTGAGACTGGGGAACGTATACCCCGAATAGCATATTTTGCGGACTTCGTTTTCGAGGAGCTTCGTGAGGACGGGAACTGGACAACCCGTATTGTGGACACCAAGGGCGGCGGACGAAAAGGTACCAGTACAAAGACTTTTGCCATAAAGCGGAAACTCATGGCAGACAAGGGCTACTTCATCGACACAATCGAGCGGCGGAGGTGATTTTGTGACACCGGAAGAGTACACGGCATTTAAGCGCCGAGAGTACATGCGCAAGTATCAAGCCGAGTATTGGCGCAAAAATTCCGATAAAATCAAAACTCAACGCAGGAAACGACGGGATAAAAGGATTGGTGAAGAAGAAAAAGTTTAGACTCTGTTGCCAAAGTTCCCTTTCCGTCATACCATACAAGAGAACATAGAAAATTTCAGGCAGAGTGCTCAAGATAGATATAGCGTGGGCGGCTCTGCCTGTTTTTGATTTGCAGGAGAGGAGGGCGCGCCATGGCAGATAACACAGTCGTACAGCGGTGCTGTTTATGTGACAGGGAGCTGAACGATACGAACGCATGGACGCTGCCTGAACGCTTTGGAAAGCGTTACTCACCTTACTGCATCAAGTGTCAGCCCAAGGTTTACGACCAGCGGGCGGCAACAGTCGGCTACAAACTTGCGATGTTCCTTTGCGCGGCAGAGTTCAATATGCCGTATATGCCTGATCTCTTCAAGGCGGCGCAGAAGCTCCAGAGCGACAAGACAAACCCATGGGCAGCATACACGGTGATCCTGTGTCAGAAAGGCTACCACAAGGGTGAGAGATTCGTGCAGTTCGTCGACGGCGTAACTGATATCAAGAAAGCCTTTGACGGCAAATCCGAGACGCTGTATGTCGACGATGAAATGCTCTGCGCCGAGGATTACGTTGAGGGGCGTGTAGCGCAGGAGAAGAAATGGGGCAAAGGACCCACGGATCACCCTTACACTCAGGAAGATTACGACAAGCTTGACCGCATTTACTCGGCCATAGCAGATGGTCGCCCCGCAATAGGCCCCCAAACGCAGATGGCGATAGAGAAGATATCCCGTTGGACACTTGAACAGGATTATTACTTTTACAACGGCGACCCGCAGAAAGCAAAACTGCTGGGCGACCTGATAAAAAGCGAGATGGAAAACGAACAGCTCCGCAAAAAGGACGAGCTGCCGCAAGACCTTGAAAAGCTTGACGGCATAGTGAGGGCGCTCGAAGCCAAGGGGCTGCTTGGACTGCCATTCCCGGAACTGCTGGCAAAACTCCATCCTGAGTACCAGATGACAAAAGACGCGGCGGAGCAGATTCTCCTCGCAATTTACAACACAAGCGCGTGGAACGAGGGACGCGCAGAGGTGGCCAGCCTGCCGCCCTCGCTCCGGCTTGATGACGAGCTGGGCGAGTTCATGCAAGAGCCCGACGAGGTCGAAAAAGAGATTTACCGCAAGCTCGACCTTGTCCGCGGTGATGCGAAATGAGGAAAGACTACGTTTACAGCCGCAGAAGCGGCGGCTTCATCAAAAAGCAGACCCGACAGGGTGTCAACTACGATGACTTCACCGACGAATGGTGGGCGCTCCTGATATCCTTTTTCCGGTATTATCCAGATTATCTGGAAGATATCACGGAGAATCCGAACTGCAAATATCACAACAGTCTGATAGGCCGCATAATGCGGCGAGCAATGGTACGTTACCGTATGGTGGACATCATAGGTTCGCGCGGAACGACCAAAACCAGCGCCGTGATAAGTTCGGCAAGCAATAAAGGCATCTTATACCCCGGCGAAGTCACAGCGTATTACGGCCCGTCCAATAAGCAGACAGCAAAGATCGCGTCGGAGGCGTGGCACGAATATCAGTACAACTACCCGTATTTGGCGAAGCACTGGAACGTTAACAATGATTCGTCGGACACCTTCAAGATAAGCACGGCAGAGGGCAGCGCAGTCGAAGTCGCAATAGACCGAGGACGCAATACCCACTGTGTCATAGGCGAAGAGTGTGGTCAGGAGGACGGATCGGTTCCGTTCAATTGGGCAGACTTCAATCAGGTGGTCAAGGCAACAAACCGTTTGCAGCACCTGATTGACGGCGTTCCGGATCCGTCTCACCAAGACCTTGCCGAGATATACATCACGTCGGCAAGCTCGAAAGAGAACCCCGCCTACAGCGTTTACATCAAGGCGCGCAAGAAAATGGCTGACGGTGAGAGCGCTTTTGCCTGTGCTATTCCTTGGCAAGTTCCGGTTTTGTGTCATGTAAGACCGTTTGAATACTATGACGGGCTGCGAGACACGCTGACGAAAGAAGAGTTCATGCGCGAGTGCGAATCTAAATGCACCGGCAGTGTGGACAATCCCCTTCTTCGAGATCAGTATGTACAGGATGCCAAGACGCTGACCATTATGGAGGACAGGCATTGCGGCGACCCGAACGTGCGGTACTATATAGGCTACGACGTCTCGTACCGACAGAGAAACGGCAACGCGATGTGCGCCGAGGTAGTGTTGAAAACCTACGAGCAGCGCAGGAGTACCAGTTTTAAGAAAGACTGTGTTTATTTGACCGACCTTCCCCCACTTGATGCGGAGCGGCAGGCGCGAAGAATAAAGAACCGTTGGGCGCAGTACCGTCTTGAGGGAGCGCCTGAACCAATCATCGTTATTGACTCATGGCAGTTCGGTGAGGCTGTTGTGCAGCAGCTCCATAGAGACCTTGGAGATGGGCTTCCGCCCCTCTGTACGGTCAACAATGACGACCGATACCTCGATTTGGTTCAGAAAAACGCAAAACCGTGTATTTATTCACTTTATGCAACACCGGGGCGCAGTGGCGCAGACCCCAACATCGACATGCTCGACTACCTCACACGAGAGTTTGAGCATGGCAATGTGGGATTGCTCATAACCAACGTACACGAGGGTACACGGGCTTATAAAATGGCACACAACATCAAGGATGATACGCAGGATGTCAAAATCCAGCATCCGTACATCAAGACCAAGGAACTGTGCGACCAAATAGCTAACCTGCGCCGAAAGAAAACCGGCAGCGGTTGGACGCAGGAAGAGATAAACAAGCACATCAACAAAGACTTGTGGTCGGCAATGATGTACGCCGCGAGGCCGATAAAGCTTGACGAGGATGCTTTCGTAGCGTCACAGAACCGGCGCAAGAGTAGCTATCAGGAAGCGGCTGAACATCTCGACAGTGAGATAACATATGCGCCGGTGAGGACGCGGAGCGTCAGACGCCTTGGCCGAGGAGCAATAGTTTGATGGATATTACGAAAAACAAGCTGTGGGCGCTTCCCACGACTGATAAGAACCTGAAATTGCAGGAAATATTCAGCCATTTCTACTCGGACGCAGACCATATACTGATAATTTCTTCCGATAAGCCAAAGGGCGCGATAGAGGTCACGCCTGACCTCGAATACCTCCTGGCACAGTCCGATTGGCTGTGGATATGGAGCGAAAGTAACGCGGTCCGATGCGAGGAAGAACTAAAATACCGCAAAGAGCTTGACGATTACATGAAGGACTTTGAGAAGCGCTTCTTCGCAGAGCTCGATAAAATGCAGAAAGGTGGAGCGGACATTGGAAATACAGCAGATGGGGCCGATGGAAGCTCCGGCAGCAACGAGTTATAAGGCACTCGGAGAGATATTGCAGAAAGCCAACAGCATGTACGGCGGCATGGGAATGAGCGACTATTTCACCGCTTTCTCTGCTGCCGGTGGGCTTGGATTTCTGAATAACTGGCCGCAGATACAGAACACCCGCGTAAAGGGCATAAACACGCGCCCTGCCGAGTTCACCAAAGATCAGATAATCACAATGGTGCAGAACCCGGACGGCAGTGAAAAGAGCCTGAGAGCGGTGTCAGCGTCGCTTGCGTATAGCACCAAGACTTACGATCTGATTCTCAAGACCTATCCCGATACGCTTACCTATTCATGGTACGTATATCCCACGTACACCGATGCAGAGGTAAGCAAAAAGGATAAATTGCGCGACATGCTGCTGGCACAGCGGCTCGTTCAGACAGTGGGTGTAAAAGAAAAAGCCCATGAGCTGTGCGGCCTGTGCATGAAATATGGCAAAGTGGTTGTCACACCGCGGATTTCGGTCGACAAAAGCCACAACAAAATAAACTACGCTTTCTTGCAGGAACTCCCGATGGACTGGTGCAAAATCGTAGGTTACAACAACGGCCCCGGCAAATACACAGTGGCATTTAACCTGTTTTACTTCATGCGGCCGGGCAATGACTGGCGTCAGTTCGGTGACCTTTTCGAGCCGTATATGCGGATTTTCGATGAGGTTGTCGTAAAAACGCCGGGGAAATACGTCTATAACACCATCGACACAGACAAATTCAAAGCCATTCACGCGAATGAGACAATAGGAAATCCCGAATGGGTAGCCGTAGGGCGGCAGTATTTCTACTGGGTAACGCTCCCTGCCGACAGGGTTTTCACCATCGAGGTAGATGATACCACTCCCCTCGTTATCCCGCCGAACACCGGCATGTTCGTGTCACTGACGCAGATACCTAATTACGAGGCGGCACAGCTCGAAATAATCCTTAATCCGTTGACGTCTGTGCTGACTGGCTCGCTTGAAACTTATGACCCGAAGAGCGCAACGGATAACGACCCTATAAGAGTCTCTGACACGACGAGGAAGCTTTTTGAGTATCTGTGGTATCAGATGCTCAATAAGAACAACACGAGCGGCATAGGGCTTTACCTTGCGCCTGCGAAAGACTTGAAGCTTCAGACGATTTCTGACACCGTTGCGAACACGGACATAAGCTCGACGGCATATTCAGACCAGATTCTTAAAGCGGGTCTCCCCTCTCTCATTCCAACCACAAACGACCCAAAGGTCGGCGTGGCGCAGCTTTCAGCTTGGCTTGCGGCTTCTTATGCTAAGTTCATATATGGTAGCATGGAGCGGATTATGAACTGGATGATAGAGAGCCTGAACTGCAAGACCCCGATGCGCTTCAAAATGTTCGGCGACATCTTCAAGATAGATGACGAAATTGAGAACGCACGCAAGGGCATGACCAACGGCTGTCTCACCGATACGCTCAAATATGATGCGCTGTCCGGACACACGATACTTGACGATATTGCAATATCTGATTTTGTGGACGAAAGCGGCGTGATGGATAAGCGCAGACCGCTTGTGACATCGTATTCAGCCAAGCAGGATACCAGCGGACTTCCGCCGCAGGCAAAAAAGGAAATCTCCGAGGACGGGCGACCGGAAGAACGCGGCAGCATAAACAGCGAGACGCATGAGGAAGAGATATGAAAGATCGTGCTCAAGAGAAACCGCCTGAGTTATCTGCCGAAATGATAGCAATTATCAACCGACTGCTTCAAGAAGGCAAGCGGCTGGAAATTGCTGCGAAACCCAACGGGATTCACCTTTGGGAGATTAAAAACAAGAAAATAGAGATGTAAGGAACCTCATGTAGGAGGTTCGACAAAGCCAAAGCAGGGCTATTAGCACGAAGAAATTCGTGTTGGTAGCCCTGCTTTTTTATTTCACCGCAAGGGAGGAATGAGACTTGAGAGACTTTTACGCCGCATATCGGGAGGACAGATATTCCTTCCTTTATGAACCGATGCGCAGAGCTATGAGCGCGATGGGAAATGCCATGTGGAGTTTCGCGGCGATAAAAGAACAGACATGGTACAGCGGCTATGCGGCGCTGACACGAGCCATTCACGCGCTTGAACACAAGCAGCCGGAGTACATAGACCAGCTGAAAGACATCATGGCGAAGCTCGGTTTGCCGCTGGTTTATCCGACAATCCCGGAAATGCAGGACAGTTTTTCTTCCGTAGAAGAGGTGCTGGATAAGTGTATCAACCTCATCGACGGCGTTAACGACGGGCTGTCCGAGGTCATCGAGGTTTGCGACAATGCCAATTTCGAGCCGCTGGCACGCTATGCCGAGAACGTCCAGATGGAGAACTATCAGGACAGGCAGTGGCTGTGCGAGGCCAAGGCAATGGCGGAAAACGGCGGGATTAGCAGCACCAGTTTTGATAACTGGCTCAACCGCACGCTCAACGTGCCGCAGAAAGAGTGATGTCTTATGGCCAAGAACAGATACAAAGGCGCTGAAATAACGCGCACATCGCGAGGGCAGCTAAAAATTCTGTCCTCTGGCGATAGAAAGCTCTACCGGGTCGAGCTGTGGATGCTGAACGACAAGGTGAACCGCAACAACTGGAAGTACATCAACCTCGCGGCGCACCTGCCTGAGTTCAAGGACATTCCCATTCTGACGGCCTATCTCCCAAGCGGGAAGATCGGCGATGGGCACAACTACGACCTCAAGAGAGACCCGAAAACGGGTGAAACCTACGCTTCTTTTACTGCCGCCGATGCCGAGAGGATAGTCGGCTGGATCCCGAAAGATGCGGATATCCGCTTAGAGCGGAAAGAAGACACAAGCTGGATAGTGGCCTCGGCATTTCTGTGGAAATGGTACGCACCGGAATTGGTTGACATGATCGCTCGGCAGGGGAACGGCATGGAAATCTCCATAGAAACGCTGGTGACCAAAGAACATATGGAAGGCGACGTTGCGGTCGAAGAGGAATACGTAGTGCTCGGCGTCACCGTCCTTGGCGCGGGAGTTGCCCCGGCTGTAGCGGGTGCGACCATCCAGTCCCTCTCTGCGATGAGAAACAGCATGGAAAAGATGTGTCTCAAAGCTGCCTCATACGCAAAGGAAGCTACAGCCAAAACAACCACACACGACAAAGGAGTGAAAGAAAACATGATTGACAAAGCACGACTCAAGGCGCTGTCGGAGAAGTTCAACGGCTATACCGTGGTCGGCGCTTCGAGCGATCTGAAACTTCTGGCTCTTGTGAACGCGAACGGTGAGCCTTTTACCTACTCCGTCGAGGAGAGCGACAAGGGCAACATCATTCCTGACCGAATAATGAGAGCCAACGCCTACGTTTCCTACAAGATAGGCGAATCCGAAGTTCAGGCGAGTCTCGATGCCTTTATGGGCGAGGCTGAAATCCGCTACAACGCCGCAACTGAGCAGGCGCAGGCCGACGCAAAGACTATCAAGCACCTTTCAGAGCAGCTTGACGCGATGAAGGGCAAGGAGGACAAGCGCCGTCTGAACGCCGCAAAGACCGCCCTTGAGGACGAGTTCAAGCAGTGCAGCGGCGCGGAGGGTAAGTTCGACAGCGAAATCCTCAAAGACCTCAAGGCGAGGGTTGAGAACGGCGATTTCACCGCTCGTGAGGACGCTGACGGCAACTGGATCGGCGAAGCGGAAGTACGCATGAGTGTCAAGGCGCTGTGCATGGACGAGCAGAAGAAGCTCGACGAAGCAGCTGCCAAAGCAAGCGAGAAGCACTACTTCAACTTCAACAACATCAAAGGCAACTCTGGCGGCAGTCCGCGCACTTTCGGCGAGCTTTTCAAGGGCGACGCTCACGAATAATGAAAAAGGAGTGACTAAATAATGGCTTTTACTGAAAAAACCGCATTTCTTCCGAGAATGTGGAATAACCGTAACGACGACCTGCAGAACATCGCGGGTAAGTTCGGCAGCCTCTCCGGCACGACCTTCACCCCCGCTGACTGCTCCGCAGGCTTCATCTGCAATAAGGGCGCACACATGGCGACCGGCGGCTACCAGATGACCGCAGCCGCAGACGGCACTAAGGACGTTTACTTCTGCAATCCCGGTGACGTACAGCGCGGCACGATCGGCAACGGTCTTTACGCAGAGGGGATCAACACTCTCGGCCTTGGCATCCCGTCCGGTGTACTGGACACCTTCTCCAAGGCGATCCCCGGGGAGACCTACGCTTTCGGCGAAGGCAACTTCTCCACCGCCGTAGACGCTACGACCAACATCTACGCCACCATCGTAAACGGACTGCTCGTCGGCACCAATGCCGCCCCCGCAGCCGGTTCTGGCATCTACTTTGAGCTCGATACGGGGCTCGGCATCGACGCCTGGACTGAGTCCAACTATAACGCGGGCAGCAGATTCAACATGCTGTGCCGCAAAGCATAAGGAAGGGAGGACGCACAACAATGAATGAACTGCTGAAGTTTAACTCTGCCCTCGGCAACCTGACCAGCAAGCCGCTGTCGGGCGACGAGTACGCAGACCTTGTTACCCGCGGTAGGATTCTCGCTCTCGAGAAGGCTGGACGAGAGAAGAACAGAGCGCTCTCCGCCGCTGGTAAGCCCACGGAGGACTTTGCGTTTGCCTGCAACAGCGCAAAGGCTTTCGAGGAGCAGTGCCGCGAGTGGACTGATGACGTACTGTATTTTGCCGCTTCCAAGGCAAATTCCGTTGTCGGCAAGTCTACTGACCGCAATGATCGCAGCACTTTTGCCAATATGTCTCTCGCCACCGACCCCATCTTCCTCAAGGTCATGGCAACCATCATCGGGGCTACCTACTACCCCGTAACTCCTGCCCTCATTTCCCCGCTGGTGGGTGAAATGGTTTCCGTGGAGACCACTCCCAAGGGCAAGACCAAGACCATCAACGTGACTTCCAACGCTGTGTTCCAGTACAGAGACACCTCTTGGACTGCTTTGCGCAGCGTGCCGCAGGATCAGCTCTACGGCAACACTATCACGCTCAACCCCAAGCCTTTTGCCACTCGCGGCGTTATCAACTTCTACCAGATGATTGGCAACGAGGGCAACCTCGTCGATACCGTCGCCGCAATGGCTGGCGGCTATGCGGCCTACATCATGCAGAAGTTCACTACCGCCTTCACTGAGGTTGCGGGCAACACCAAGTATGTCCCCTCCGCTCTGAAAGCCACCAGCTACACGAGCAACAACTGGGCGACCGTCTGCCAGAACGTTGCAAAGGCTAACCGTGTTCGCCGCGATCAGCTCATCGGCTACGGTGATTTCATGGCGCTGCGCAATGTCATCCCCGATACCACCGGGCTTGCCAGCGCGATCATGTACCAGCTCGGCGATCAGTACTTCCGCAACGGCTACATAACCTCCAAGGATGGCGTGCTTCTCTACGAGATTCAGCCCACCTCCACGCCGGAGTCCATCAACACTACCCTGACCAGCATCTTCCCGACCGACATGATCATCATCGCTGCCCGCGCAAACGAGCGCTATGCACCTATGGTCATGTGCTTCGAGGAGGGCGCTGACACTCAGATCACCCTCACTCCGGGCGAGGACACCATCGCAACCGGCAGAATCGAGCTTCTGCAGGTCGACAGCGTCGATATCGCCCCCGTCCTGGCAAGCCGTATAGGCATCATCTCTGGCGTCACCAGCGCCTGATAATCCGCAAGCAGAGGAGGGACAACCTCCCTCCTCTGTCATCTGCCATGAAAGGAGAAATTGAGAGATGGCAATGAGCGAAGAGCAGAAAAGAAAAATGGCCGAGGGCAGGAAGAAGAAAGCGGCTGAAAAGGCTGCTGAAGCTGCCAAGCCGAAGGAAGCGGAGAAGCCCGTAGAGCCTGTTGTACAGGCGGTATATGTCACTCCCAACGAGAAGATGGTGCAGTGCATCTACATTGACAGCGTTATCCCGAACAACGAGATCATCATCGGCAATGGTCGAAAGATAAGTGGCAGCGGACGAGTGTTCTCTGTTCCTCTAAGCGAGTTTGAGAGCACGTTCATCACACCGCTGATAGCAAAACTCATCAAAACCCGAAGAATCATAGTGCTGGACGGCCTGACCGACGAGCAGAGAAGCCTTTATGACTGCGAGTACGCCGAAAATGAAGTCATCCGCCGCGAGGGTGTTTTTGATTTCTTCTTCAAGAAAGAGATCCCCGAAGCCGCAGAGATATTCGGCAGCCTGTGCGCGGAGCATCAGGAGCTTGTAGCGGCGCGCTTCATGGATGCCTATCTGAACGATGGCAGCCCCCTCAAGCGGTATGTAAGCCGTGCCAGAGTCGTAGCGCTCAACAATATATCTAAGGAAAAACACAACGGCGAGGGCATTTTCAAGCCCATGCTCGAAGCGCTGAATGCAGAAGATGTCTAATCAGGAGGATGTTCCCAAATGAATGAAGTGGTCATTGCGATACTTGGCGGCAGCGCCGGGGCAGCCATTATAAATGGCGCATTCAAGCTTATTGAATTAGCGGCAAACAGAAAGGCGCAGAAAGCTGATAAAGCCGAAGCCAAGGCGGACAATGACAAGCTTCAGGATAGCGACATCGCAGAAATCAAAGAGGCCATTAAGTCCATCGGAGAGAAAATTAGCGAACTCGAAAAAAAAATCGCGGACGTGATGGCAGGCGAAAAGGAGTCCTTGGGCGACCGGGTCAAGCATCTGTGTGAGAAGTACGTCGAGCAGGGCTTCGTTTGGATGGATGACCTCGCAGACTTGAAGCGCATGCACGAAGTATACCACACCACCCTCAAAGGGAACGGCTTTTACGACGATGTCATGGCTAAAGTTGGGGACCTCCCAATCAGAGTAAAAGAAAGGAAGATACCAAAATGATAGAAAACATGACCAATGCAGCAGTGGAAATTGCTGCCAATCTCATTACCCAGCTTGCGATCATAGCCCTGACCACCGCATTTGCGTGGCTCACGGCCAAGATAGGAAAGAACAAGCACCTTGAGAACATCAACGCCGCCAAGGATGAGCTGAAAGATGCCGCCATCCAGACCGTAGGTGAACTGAATCAGCTCTTTGTTTCCGCTTGGAAAGAGACTCAGGGAGGCAAGCTCACGGAAGAGCAGGTTGCAAAACTCGGCGCAGAACTTGTTAATTTGACCCTTAAGAAGATGAGCGGCAGCGCAATAAAAGTCCTTGAAGCTGCCAGCATCGACCTTGAGACCTACATACACGGCGCAGCTGAGGACTGGATTGGAACCCTCAAAGGCAACGGCGTAGAGGTTGGCGTCATCACCGGCATTAAGTAAATGAATTTTCCGAAAGCGAGGTGAGTTTTGAATGAGCACAGCATGGGAACCAATCGAAACGCAGGCGATGACCTACATAAAAAACGATTTGTCCCTTGATTGGGACATGAAGAACCGCCTCGCTGTTTTCTACAACCGCATGGCGGCGTACATGGATTGGGCTATTCCCCTTTTCAACCGTCCGCCTGAAATGCTGCTGAAACTGCGAGACGTTACCGCACCGGATTTTGAGGATGTCGACTACACCCCCACGGCAGAGCAGGAAGCACCCGTGACGATAGAAACAGGACTCACCGGCTTCGACATCTGCTCATGCGGACTTATGGGCAAAGATCAGTTTGGAAATGTGACCTACTCCCCTGTTTCCTGTGTTTACTCCGCTGGGACCGGCGACGTTGTTGTGAACATCGACCTATCCCCAGATGATACATTGTCCATCAACCTTTATAAAAGCGGCGAGTTTGCCGCAGAACTCAGCCGGACGGAGCAGACCATACTCGCCTATGCGATATACGCGGCGTGGGAGCACCGCTTCGACAACAACGCCATAGAGCGCACATCCAAGATACGCGACAGCTCTTTCACGACGATAAGCGAGGCTTCACAGACGAACGCCAACACCGCGCGGCAGAAAGAGGTCATGCAGCAGTTCTACGGCATGCTCCGCCACTACGAGGAGAACAGAAACTACATAGCAACTGTTCTCAGCACAAATCTTTGATAAGAGGAGGCGGGGCATGAATCTGAACAAACTGGCGCGAAACGCCGGGATGGTCGGCGGATGCGACTACGCCCCGCTGACAAACGAGTGGATGCACTCGCAGGGGCTGCAAAAGCAGTATTTCACCCAGCCGACGCAGGCTAATGCCGTAGACGTTGGTGATCTCGCAGACAATGTATTCAACACAGCCTGTCAGGGAGTAGATACATCCAAAGACTGGTACGAATACACGCCCATCCAGATCCGCTCGACCTTTGCATCTTCCTCCGCCACGGGCGAATTGCAGCCGGACGACTGGCAGCGTATCTATATCATCCAGCCCGCAGGACTGACTTATATCCCCATCGGCTCTTACATGCAATATGCCAACAACTGGTGGATCGTCTACAAGCCCAACAACATGGGGCTTGGAATAGGTCAGGCTGTTGTGCGGCGCTGCAACGCCGTCATTAATGTCCTCGACTACTACGGCAACGTCATTTCTATCCCCATGAGCTACGCCAAGATGGGAACCCTCGGCAACGCAAGCCATGCAACGGAGAACAGTATCACTGCAAAGAACTATATCTCCTGCGTGTGTCAGCTCAACAAATACTCCAAGGCGTTTGTAGAGAACACTCGGCTGCTCTTGGGCAATATGTCTTACGCAATGCGCGGCGTGAACAACTTCACGAGGGAGTTCACAAACAAGGCGGACAGCGTACATATCATCACTTTCACGATAGAGATGACAGAGCCACTTCCACAGGATGACTTTGAGCGTGGCGTGGCCGATGGGCTTGCCTTCAAGTGGCTGCTCTCCATAACAGCCGACAAAAGCATGAACGCCGGGGCAACGCAGACGATAGCCGTAAAAAGCATCAGGAACGGCGAGAGCGTTGTTTCTACCGCCGAGAACCCCATTACCTATGTATTTACATCATCTGACACAAACGTGCTCACAGTGGATGAAAACGGGCTTGTAAAGGCTGTTGGCGAAGGCTCTGCGACAGTAACCGTTACGCTTGCTCAAAATCCGGACATCACGCAGACCGTGGACATCACTGTTGCGGCTGCCGGAGACGGCTACGTTGCCTTTACCAGCACTCCCCTGACAGCGCTTCACTCTCTTGAGACTGCCGAGATAAGTGCGGCTTGGTTCGAGAACGGTACTGCGACAGACGATGTCGTCACATTCAGTTTTTCGGGAGCCGACGAGGATGCATACAGCGCAGACGTAAGCGGCAATACGGCAACACTCACCTGCTACAGCCTCTCAGATAAGCCTCTGATTGTGACAGCAGCACACGGAGATAGTACCACTCAAATGAGCATAGAACTTTTGGATTGAGGTGAAACCCCATGAAGTACGAATGTACCCACGCTCGCGAGGTAAATGGCATCCCTTACATAGTCTGTGACCGAGAACCGAAGCCCTCCACCGTGGATAAACAAAACCTATATCACTCGCTTTGCCCCTATCAGCGCTTTTGCGGGCAGAAAAGATGTGCGGTATTGCTTCCCGAATGGGCGCAGTGCAAGAAAAATGCCGCTGATAAGCCACAGGAGAGCGTAGAAAAGCCTGTGGTCGCAAAGGTGGACGCTGATACCCCAGCAAAGAAAAGCGCACAGAAGCGCCGCAAATAAGCTTTAACGCCAAAGGAAAAGGAGAAATGACGATGGCGATTACGATAACCGAAGAGATTCTGAGAAAGGCAGACGATTATCTGAGCCTGTCTCAAAAGGAAGGCATGGCAAAAGCGTTTGCCATTGCCTGTGTAGAAGAAATGAAAACTCCCGGAGGCGATACGCTGCCCCCTCTGCTGAGAGAACGTTTCGGCGTAAAGCAGCAGTTTCTTATGGGCGTTTTCGCAAAGAGTTATCTGCATCAGAACTTCAAGAAGCAGAACTTCATTTGGGAAGGCGTAGAAACGATTTCCGGTGAACTCGATTCCTGCATGAGCGAAGAGGCCTACGACGAGTGGGCGCAGAGCCATGTTTTCTCGCAGATGAACCGCTTTGTGCGCCGCCATGACAACGATCTTTCGGACAAGGCTTATGAAATCATGAACGATTTCAAGACGTTCTCAATGATGCTAAATGACAGCATCCATGCGCTGATAGAGCAGAACAATGACCCTGTGGGGCGTGTGATGAGAACCTTGACCGCCGAAATCACACCCGAACTCACAAAGGAAATCCTCGCACAGCTGGACGAGGTCAAGGACATGGCAGAGCAGCTTCAGAAGGAGAAAGAAAATGCCTGACTGGATAGGCGCGCAGCCCTCCACAGATAGTCCCTACTACCCCTATACGAAGGTTGTAGCGGGCAACACGATGGAGGGAGCCGAAGAGATTCCATACAGGTTGATGAAATACCTGATGGACTTGCCGTCGCGAGGTTACACACCGCCTTCGGATAACAGTTTTCCGAGGGCAAGGCTCAAGAAACTCCTGTATTGGGACGGCGCAAAGCCGCTGGAACAGCCGCTTCCGACACCACAGCAGATCAAGGCTATTCAGTTCGACCCTCTACACCCGGCAGACCCGCCCGATGCAGAACGCGGGTACAGAATATTCCCACAGGAGCTCGTCAGGCAAAGTCAGGATACGGCGCAGAGCGTTTTGAGAATCTATCTCGGCCCCGCAAACCGCATCCAGCAGAAAAACACCTACGTTTTTCGCCAGACCATCATCTACTGCATCATGTGCAACTACGGCATTGAGGCAAACATGCAGGTGATGGGAAATTCAAGGTCTTACGCCATAGTACAGGCGATTCTTGAAGCCACTGAGGGTGTGAACTTCGGTGGTGTCGGCTCGCTGAACACCTATCAAATCACAAAGTTCGATGACGAGCGAGTGAACACCGGCTACAAGATTTATCAGTACATCGACTGGAACGGCGATGACAACATCTAAAGGCATACACGCCGAGGAGAAAATATGCAAGGCGTTAATAAATATGCAAATGAAGTCCGAGAAAACAAAGAAATCGAGTTCAATGGACTGACATTTTACCCGCTGACGGTGCGCGACTTTCCCCTGTATCGAAGCGCAGCCGCCGCATTTGAACTTATGCAATCCTCATTGCCGCCGAAGTTTGCCCGCCTGTCATGGTGTCAGTGCCTTGACGAAATGGACAAGCTCGGCAACGGCAGTCCTTTTCTGGAACCAGTTCTCAATGTTGTAGCAAAAGCGTTGAGGCTTGAAAGAATCAAACTGCCTGACGGCGCATACGGGTATCAGCTTTCCACCCTGCGGAAAGAGGGCACTCTTATGGGCATTTACATCAGGGAGCACGAAACTGTTCTGACCATCCAGATGATGGATGAGGTACGGCAGATAATTGCCGCACAAAACGACTATCAGCTTCCGGACGAAAAATGGAACCCGGAACTGGTTGCGGCAGAGCAGTACCTAAACGGCCAAAATATGCCGAAGCTCGATATTGAGATCGAGGCGTGGGTCTATTCCGTAGCCGCGAATGTGGGAAAAGATGCGGACGAGCTATGGGATTGGCCGATACGCAAATTCAGAGGATTTGACAGAGCAATCGACAGAACCCTCGGTTACCAAATCTACACGTTGGCTCAAGCGGTCGGGCTCACGAAGTTTGAGAAAGGCGCGCCTTATCCGACGTGGAAATTCGACAGGATTTCGGAGCTGCCTGCCGGATTCAAGACACTGACACAGCTCGAAGCCAAGGCAAAGGGGCAACTCCCTGAGCCGATGTCACAATAACAAGGAGTGATACATAATGTATTCTTTCAACCCTCAGTATGAGTTTTCCAAGGGAATCGTGTACTTTGAGGCGTTCGATGTCGCTACCGACGACCTTGTCGGCTTCTCCAAGTACGTAACCGACTTTTCTCCCGCGGGCAGCATGAATGACGGCGCAGTTGAAGGCGGCCCCGGCAACATGCTTATCATCAACATTCCCGACACCTCCCGTCTGACCTTCACGGCCAAGACCGCCGACTCCGCGCTGAACAACATGGCGCTGACTATCGGCCAGAGCCTGACCGGCAACGGCGTCGTTGAGACCTCGAAGCCCGTTGTAGCAAGCGGTGCGGCGCTGACCATAACCGGTGCTGTGGCTCCCCTTGGCGGTCAGAACGGCGCTGTGGCCTACATTCTCGGCTCTACCGGCAATGACAAGGACACGGTGGCAGCAAACAGCGGCAAGGCTTACAAGGTCGGCAGCGATGGCACTATTCAGGGCTTCACCGCTGTTTCCGGCAACACCTACTGCGTGAAGTATTTCGTGCAGAACAGCTCTGCCCTGCAGCTCGCAGTTCCCGCGCTGTTCCAGCCGAAGGTCGTCCGCGTCCACTTTGCGGTCAACATCTACGCCAAGAATGGCGGCGGTGATGCGAAGAACTCTTCCCTCTTCAAGATCCGCCACTACTACATCCCCTACTACTTCTTCACCGGCGCGCTGTCCGACACCATCAACCAGACCACTCCTGGTTCTGTTGACCTGTCCGGCAACTGCCTGACCGCTGATGAAGTCGGCACCGATGTCTGCGCAAGCAACGCCATGCCGAACTACTGCTACATCGTTGATGAGTTCGTCTCCGGCACTTCCACCGGTTCCGTCGAGGGCATCTATTTTGTCGGTGCTGGCGCAGGTGTTTCCGTGGCAAGCAGCGAGACCACCGAGCTTGTCGCCAAGTACGATGTTGCCGGTAATCTCACCAACATCTCCGACATGAGTGAGGTCACGTTCTCCACTGCGGCGGAGGGAACTGCCAAGTTCAACGACCCGCACTCTCCTGTGCTGACCGGCGTAGCTGCTGGCACCACCACGGCCACTGTCACCGTGACCAACAGCGTTTCCAAGGTGACTTACACCGACACCATCCCTGTAACTGTCACCTAAATCAAAACAAAGCCCCCGGCGCAAGTCGGGGGCTTATCCAAGACAGATGAATGATTCTTTCGATAAGGGCTTATTCCTGTGTTTTGGAGGGCAATATGAGCGTTTTACAAGATTATTTGCAGATTCGCGGATTACTGGATGCCGCCATTGAAAACGCACTAAGAGACAATGTTGCGGACGGGCTGAAAAAAGCCATACAGGAAGAGGCAGAAAAGCGGGTCTATGATGCCTATCCTGTGTCGAGCAAACGACGCAAAGAGGACGGCGGTCTCATTGATGACGCGACCATGATAACCACTGTCGAGGGCTTGACGCTGACACTGGAAAACGCAGCAGAGCCGCAGCATGCCAACGGCATTGATCTCACCCCGATCGTCGAGGAGGGCGACCCCGATTGGCATCAGCCGTTCGCTCGACCTTTTATGGATGAAGCGCGAGACGAATACGTGGACGATGGAAAGGCCGACAGCGACATTGCAAAAGAACTAAAAGCTATGGGATTTACGGTTTCTTAGGCGGATTTGCAGGCTTTGGAGAGGACTTTTTCTTGGTATTCGAGGGCTTATCAGTCCGCAGCATAGCAGCAAGCGCCCACTGCTGGCCGAGAGACATACCTCCTTGACCTTGCGCGAAAGCTTGAGAGGCCATTTGGGATTCATCCCACTTCATGATATCAACTCCCTTCTATATAGATTATACACTATGCGCCGTTATGTTGCAAGCGGAGGTTAACGCCGAATGAGCACAATAGTACAGATACAAGTAAATGTAAATGACGCAAAAGCGATAGCCTCGCTTACCAACATAGAGAACATCGGCAAAAGACTAAGCAGCACACCGATAGAGATAAAAGTCAACGCCGGGGCTGTTGACAAAGTCTCAAAGTCAGTTATCCAGCTGGCGAAAGAGCAGACCAAACAGGCTACTGCAAGCGCAAAGCAGGCAGCAGCAGAAGCCAAAGTTCAGGTCGCGCAGGAAAAAACGAAGCAAACGTCTAACAGACTCGCCGCACAGCAAGAGAAAACCGCGCAGTCGGCCAATAGATTGGCTACTGGCCAGACCAAAGCCGCATCCGCAACGCAAAAAGCGGGCACCGAGGCGCAGAAAACTTCGGCGCTGACCGATCTGCTGGGAGACAGCCTTGGTCGTATCGTTGCCAAGCAGGCGGCATGGCAGCTGATAGGCAACGGCATTGCCGCCGTGAAGAACTCTTTTGTTGAAGCTCTTTCCACCATGAAAGAGGTCGACAGTGAGCTTGCGACCGTGCGCAAGGTCACCGGCATGACCAAGGACGAGATGGATGCTCTTGGCGAATCGGCGTACTCCACCGCATCTAAGTACGGCGTTGCAGCAAACGAGTACCTCCAGAACGTTTCTACTTTCGCCCGTGCAGGTTACAAAGAAGCCGCACAGGGTCTTGGCGAGTTGGCCATAAAGACACAGCTCGTCGGCGACACGGATCAGGAGACAGCATCGCAGTTTCTCCTTTCGGCAGACGCAGCATGGAAATATCACGGCAACGTTGAAAAGCTTTCCCTCGCACTGGATGAAGCAAACACTATAGATAACAACTATGCAACATCCATCCAGAAAATAGCTGAAGGCTTGCCCATCGTTGCCAATGTAGCCTCAATGGCTGGAATGTCCATGGAAGAAACCATGGCCATGCTCGGCACGATCACCGCCACTACGCAGGAGAGCGGTACAAAGGCGGCAACTGCGGCCAGAGCGCTTATTCTCAACATTCTAGGCGATACTACTACCGAAATTTCGGATGGCGTGACAGCAACCGAGGAATCCGTACAGTCTCTTAGCGGCATACTCCAGAAGTACGCCCCCGATGTTGTCGCGGCGGCAGAGGCCACAGGGAAGCTTATAAACCCGATGGAAGCCATCGAAGCACTGTCAAAGGCGGCCAAGGATGGACTTATCTCCGAAGCAGATTTGATGCAGATGGTCTCTGCCCTCGGCGGAAAACTCCGCACGAACCAGCTCCTTGCGATCCTTGAAAACTTTGATATGTACAAAAGCATGTTGGCTGATATGGGCGTCGCTGCGGGCAGCGCCGATCAGGAAGTCAGCGTCATGCTCGATACTTGGGACGCGAAGGCAAATATTCTCAATAACACATGGACTGAATTTATTGCCCACATGGCCGATACCTCAGCCATCAAGGGCGGCCTCGACGTTATTACCGGGCTTGTTAAAGTTCTTGACAGCGACTTTGGGCACTTGGTAATAACTGCAACGGCGGCGACAACAGCAGTAGCGCTGCTGGGCAAAGCTTTTTCGGCCATAAACGGTTCAGCGCTCATCTCCACATTGAAAGGTATGACGAAGAGCGCTGCGGACTTCAAGGCGGGGTGGTCGTTACTTACAGAGGGGTTACGAGCAAACCCATTCACTGTTGTGACGGCGGCTATTACAACGCTGATAGTAGGGATAAACTTAGCCGTTGATGCCACAGAACGTGCCTATGACAAGATTATAGACCGTGGGAAAGAAGCAAAAAGCGAAGCTGAGAATATTTCCGGACTTTACTCTGAATACACAGCGGCGGCAAGTGCCGTAGATGGCACTGCAGAAGCTGACAAGCGCCTGGAACAAGCATCCAAAGACCTCGCCAAAGCCCTTGGAGCGGAACAGGGAGAAGTAGACGGCCTTGCCAACAGTTACGAAAAACTAACTCAGGATAAGCTAGAAGCCCTTTCGGAAGACGCAGCCGCGGCCGTAATGGCTGCGGAATATAAGCTTACGGATCCAGCACTTAATAAGGGTGGCATATTCGGTGAAATGCCCTCGGGGCTGCTGATGGCGTTGGGAAAAGAGACCGGCGAGATTGTGACGACGGCGGAACAGTATTCCGCGGCCTATGAAAAGCTTCGCTCTATACGGTCTCAAATGCTGAAAGATGACGAGAAGACCACCAAAATTAATGGCAAAACTTTCCGGTATGACCAAATTGAAAAAGCAATCGAAAGCCTTAAGCCACGGGTAGAAGCTTACAATGACGCCTTAGCCGATCAGCAGGATATATTAGACATCATTGAAGGAAAGAGCACCGATACCTCCGATTCTGTTGGGGATTCGTTTGAGGAAGTAAAGAGCTCGGTCGACGCAGCGACAGAAGCTTTACAGAGATACAACGCCGAACTTGACGGGCTGGCTGACAAAGAAGCCAACGCAAATGCGATGCAGACAGCCTTCAACAACGCCATGAAGGACTTTCAGGCAGGCAAAGTCAGCTCGGCATACGTCAAGTCTTTCTACGACCAGTTTATCCCCGACGATATAAAACAGCAGTTTGGGTATAGCGTCGCCGATGCCATGGAATGGGCGATGAGCGACAGCAACCTCGGCAAAATATTCAACAGCGGCGATATGTTTGGTGCATTTTATGATGTCATCAATGAAGCCGCTCAGGGTGGCTCACTCGACGGAATCGTCTCGTTCGATGACAGCGGGGCGATCACAGCGATCTCCTCCTATAAGGAACTCGCAGAACAACTCGGAATAACCGAGGGGATGGCGCAGGCTCTCGCTCAGGGACTCAGTGTCTACATGGACGGTGTCTTCTACACAGGAGAGGAAGCCTCCAATATCGTATCACAGTTGGGTGACAAACTCGGTGAGGGTTCGCATTCTCTCTCAGACTATGCGTCTGCACTCTCTCAAATCACGGGACAGACGACCGTCGAGGGACTTCTCAGCGTATTTGAGGGGCTGGAACGAGCAGGAGCTGTCAATTGGGCAGATAAACTCGGTGTAGGTTCCGCTGAGGAAGCCCGTAGTCAAATAATCTCGACAATCGAGGCGCTTCTCGGAGAGACAGACGACGCCAAAGCCAAAGCTAAGGATCCTGTTACGTTTGATGTTGACGCGGAGATTGATGAGGCAAACGCAAAGCTTGCTCAATTAGACGAGAAGAAAAAAACCGCCTCCGGTTCGGTGGATGTGCCGGTAACCGTCCCTGGCGCGACAGAGGCCGAGCAACAGCTTGGCGATGTTAAGCAAGCGAAGGATGACGCAAGCGGAGATGTGGAGTCTGGCGTGGATGCGTCGGGAGCAGCAGAAGCGGCGAGCGAACTGCGTGACGTTGGCGATGCCGCAAACGAAATCCCCGATTCCAAGCAGATACACGTTTCCGTTAGAAACAACGCAAGCGGCGTACTCAATGCAATCTATTCACGCCTTGCCTCGATTCGGAGCAAAACCGTCACGATCACCACAATAGAGAAAAAATACAAGCAAACAGCAAGCGGTGCCCTCATCCCAACTAATGCAGGCGGCACTCAAAATTCTCCCGGTGGTCGCGCGGTGGTCAACGACGGTGCGCCGGTTAATGGCAGTTCGGCAGAACTTATCGTGGACAACGGCGATGCCTATATTGCCAATGGCGGCAAAATGGCCATTGTCGACCTGTCCCCCGGCGCCAAAGTCTACACCGCAAAGCAAACCCAAGATATGCTTACCGGCGAGAAAGAAGAAATTCCGATGCACGCAGGCGGCACAGGGCTTGTAAGACCCGGCGGCAATGGTGGTGTCTACGGCGGTGACCACAGCGGCGGAAGCACAGCCAGCAACGCCGAAGAAGACGATCCGCTAAAAAAAGAAGTCAGTGAAAAGCTCGACAACATAGACAAGCAGATTGAGCTTGCCCGGAACCGGAATGACCGAGCCAAAGAACAGGCTTTGCAGGAGCAGGCCGCAAAGATGGTTCGAGATTTCGTGCAACAGTACCTCAACAAGGGATACAGCAACACATCAAACGAAGTTCTTGATCTTCTGAACCGCGGTTACGGCTACTCTGATGACCTTATGGGCGAGTTGGTCGACTCATTGGAGGCTCTTACCGATTCGACCAACGCAGCCAATAAGCTTGCAGAGAAGCAACAGGCGGTTGAAAAGGCACGGCAGGAGCTTGAGAATGCAAAAAAACAGCGCACGGTCAGAATCTACAATCCAGTCACCGGACAGTGGGAATGGGTGGCAAAAGCCGATGACATCCTCAAGGCTCAAGAGAATCTGGCAGAGGCAGAGAAAGATTATCAGGATGCCAAAATCGAGCAGGAACTTGATGCGATCAAGAACGGTAATATCGGTGATATTGGTGACCTGACCATGAGTCCGGCGCTGCGAGAGCTGATAGCGAACGCGAGCGATGAGGAGCAGAAGCGCATTGCCGATATTCTGCACGCCATTTCAGGCGGTGCAAAGAACACCACCGATACCACCGGCGAGAGCATCTTCCGCAGCACCGACAGTCACGACGTATACTACCAGTTCGGCGATTTGAAGCTCTCCGAAACAGAGGCAAAGAATATGACCGTCAAGGAGCTTGCCGAAAAGCTCAAGACTTTGAAGCTCACTTAAACGGGAGGCGCTAATATGCTCGAAGGAATTATAGAGTTTTGGAACGCACTAAAACCCAAGGTAGATCAGGCCGTGACCGAGAGAACTGGGAACTGCCTGCGCGTGGACAGGTTCGACGTCGTCGCCGCTCCAAGTAACGGGAAGATATCTGTGCGTCAGCCGTACGGGCGCACGATATCTATCCCGTACTGCGAAGAAGTCGCAACCGCCACAGCCGGAGACACAGTGCTTGTCATCTGGTGGGGAAGCCTGTCGACCGGCAAAGCATGGTGTTTCGGCGACGGACCGAAGTGATGGGAGGTGAAAAGCGTTGCTTTTTCAGCCGTCAAATATAAGCCCAGATGAAATAAACAGCAGCGGGACAGTAGATCTGACAGAACCTCTTGTCATAAGTTGGCAAGTCAATGGGGATTCCCCTATGCTTGCGTATCAGATTGTTCTCTATGAAAACAATTCTGCTTCTACCGAAAAGTACGACACCGGCAAAGTCTTGCTTACGACCCCGTTTTGGGGCGTGAATTACGCAGGAGAGACTCAATTCTATACCGTAACCATCCCAAAAGCGACACTGAGCGCAAGCGGCATCACGAACGGCAACGAATACAAGTTCGTGATTACTCAATGGTGGAGCGGTACCGATTCGGTAACCCAATCAACTGCATCGCTGCTCCTTGGCAGGAGTTTCCCGACTGTGGCCATATCTGCAATAAGCGATCCCCTGACCGGCTATTCGGCCACTTTTACCGGAACATATTCTCAGGCACAGGACGATGCTCTTGCATGGGTACGGTGGCGCATATGTGAAGTTGACAGCGAAGGCAACCGTGGCGACGCGTTTGTGGACACTGGCAAAATATATGGAACCGGTGAGTTAAGGGTAGACTATTCCGGATTCCTCAACGACACCAGTTACAGCATCATCCTTGATGTTCAGACGGTAAACGGCGTTGATGCGTCAAGCGGCTGGGTAGACTTCCATGTTGAATACGAGGTATCCGAAGATTCGGTCGGCAGTGCAAGCGCCTGTCAGACCTCGGACGGAAGCGTACTGGTAACTTGGGCGCAGATAGAAACGACTAAAGGTTACGACATCTATCGCAGAACGACCGGACAGAGCAATCTTGAAAAGATAGTGACCGTCGGGCGGACAGTCGGGGAGATTCGAGATTGGAGTGCGTGTTCCGGACAGGAATATACATATTATGTTTTCCCCACAGGCCCATTGGCATACCTCACTGCTGCAATCGTCACCAACGCCGTGAAAGTGCAGTTCTGGATGTGGAATATCATAGAAGCCACTCCCAATGCAGACGGCACATATACCGCTGTGGCAAGCTACTTCTTCCGCTTTGGCAGCGGCGGTGTGGCTGAGGGACAGTTCTCCAACAACAACTCCCCTACCCTGCAGAAGAACTTCACCCGATACCCAACGCGGCAGCCAGAAACGCCTAATTACCTTACCGGCAGCGTCGGCGGTTATATTGGCAAGATAGGCAAGGATGCAACATACTCGGACACCTTGGCTCAGGCGCGGGCACTGAGGAATCTCTCAACGTCTGAAAACACGCTGTTTCTGCGTGACCCCAAGGGGCATTTTCTCAATATCCACACTAACCAGCCAATCACAGTGAGTGTAGACCACAAGAGCGTTGTCATGCCGCAGACGGTGACGATTGGATGGGTCGAAGTAGGAGAAGCAACTGGACTCAAGATAATCAACTCGCCCGAAGCCACATTCTGGCCGAGTGACAGTATTATATTCACCAGCATAACTGTTGACCCTGCGACAGGATACCTTGTGTGGACAACAGGTGATAACTACGAGCTCGGTTCTGTTTTGAGTCTTTCCGATGATGGTGACCTCATTCAGACGACGACTGATGGATTCACTGTCGCTGGACTTGAAATCATCGACAGCAACAACCTTCAGGCAACTTTGAATGTGGGAGGGTGAGCGCAAAATGTATAGCCAAAACTGGCAACAATACCTTTCCACGTTAAAGACCGACTTCACAAAACTGGCAAAGCTTGAGTTCCTGCAGCCAAACGGAAGCGTTGCCTTCGCTCTGGATAATCAGGTGGCGAACAAACGTTCCAAAGCCTTTATTCAAGAAGGTGACATTACTGTGAACTTACAGAATGGCAGCCGCAGGCAGGTAAACATCTCCCTTGCAAACCTCGATGGAGCTTATGATTATGCGCTCAACAAGATATGGTTCGGGCAGCAGATCAGACTCTCCGAGGGGCTGATACTTCCGGACGGTACAGACTTCTATATCCCACAGGGAGTGTTCCTTGTGGAGAATCCGGAAGAGGCTTTCGAGCCGGGACTTCGGCAGGCCTCATATCAGCTGACCGACAAATGGGCAGCAATCGACGGAACACTTGGCGGTAACCTTGAGGGGGCTTACGGCATAAATGCAGGAACCAACATCTTTGCCGCGATAGCTTCCCTGCTCAGGCTCAACCGCTTTGATATGTCCGGAACGACGGGCGCGCCTATAGATGCAGTCGCACCGCTCTTTACCAGCTATTACAACGACAAAAAGCAGAAGCTTACAGACGGCACAAGTGTGAGTTTGATAACCGCGCCTTACGACTATCTCAGTTCAGAGACAGGAAATATCAGTGAGGTCATCCTCGGACTTGTAGAGATGCTGGCCGCGTGGGTCGGCTATAACCCGACCGGACGGCTGACCGTCGACCCGTCACAGGATGACATCCTTGACGCGTCAAAACCTGTCCTATGGGACTTCTCGATGGGCAAGCAGCTAATGGGCATCCGGTATGCGCCGAAGCCTGCCGAGGTTTACAACGATGTCATTGTAGTGGGGGCAACGAATAATGAAAGCCTTACCGCGAGAGGCAGAGCGCAGAACCGCGACATTTCCTCTGACACCTGCATCAGCCGCATAGGGCTGAAAACCAAACGGCTCTCGATGAAGGACTATTACTCCGATGAAATGTGTCAGGCGTATGCCGAATGGCAGCTTAAGCGTTACGCCGTGCTCGGCAAGACAGTAACCTTGACCACAACACAGATGTTCCACATTGTGGAGAATCAAATCATAACCATACGGCGCGAGGACAAGCCCGGAGCGCCTGTCGAGAGACACCTCGTGCAGGGCTTCACAAGGCCGATAGGACAGACGGGAACCATGACGATAAACGCAGTATCAGTTAACGACTTCCCGATAGCAACAGCAGTTCTTGACGATGGCATCGCCAGCGACAAATACATCGTATCTGGCAACACACTCTATATTCCAGCTTCTGTAGGCGCTTCTGTCAGCAACGGGACGCTGACGATTCCCGGCAGCGTGGAGAACGGAATACTGACGCTGACTAATCCATAAGGAGATGAGCGAATGGACACGATTGAAAAAATAGTCATCAAAGGCAGTGACACCACCTACATTCTCAAAGATAGCAATGCCCTGCCCAGCACCAACGTGACACAGGACATAGATGAGAACTCCACGGCAGAACAGGTGCCGAGCGCAAAGGCTATCTATCAAATGGGCGGCTCCGGCGGAGAGGCTGCAGGTTTCGGCACACCGGAAGCGTCAGCAACACAGCTTGAATCGACACAGCCGCCTACCGTCACTGTTGAGGCGTCCGGCCCCAATACTGCAAAAATCTTCAAATTCAGTTTCGGAATCCCTCAGGGAGCCAAGGGCGAAAAGGGCGACACAGGGGCACAAGGCCCGAAAGGCGATACGGGACCGCAGGGACCAGCAGGAAGTGACGCGAGCGTGACGGCTGAGAACATTGAGTCGGCACTTGGGTATACCCCTCTGCAGGAGAATGACATAGTAACTGAGACCTCTGAGGTGCTTCCTGCCTATACCAATCAGATTCCGTTGAGCACAGACGCATCTGGAGCGGTACTAAATGGTGTGGGCTATCAGGCAAGCGCGACATTGGACATGACCGGTGCTGCAGTCAGCGGAACTTCTTTCGTGAGCGGTTTTATTCCTGTGACGAAAGGTGACGTAATCCGTGTGAAAGACCCGTCAGCATCATCGTTCTCTACCGGGCTGGTCTTTGCTCTCTACAAAGCTGACAAGGCAACTGGGAGCAATATTGGTCGGTATATTAATACTATGCAAGGAAGCGCGGCATATGGCGCGGTCAGTATTTCTGGCAACGTTTTAACATGGGATACATCTAACATAAATTATTATTTTTGGAACAACTTCGCCTATTTGCGCGTGACCACAAATTCAGCAGATTCCATTGTGACAGTCAACGAAGAAATCGCAGAAACAACGCAAGTCGTAAAAACGTTGAACTCAAATATCAAAGTCGGAAAGAATAACCTTAACTTTGATTTTAACGCTGCTTTGTTGGCGGACAAAAAAATCGTAATCTTCGGTGACAGCATAATAGGCGCAACACGCGATCAGACTTCCGTTCCTGCATATGCCGCTGCATATACCGGGGCAACAATATACAATGTAGGGTTTGGCGGCTGCAGAATGAGCGTCCACCCGACAGCAGGCTACGCAGCATTTTCCATGTGGGCGCTGGCCGACGCGATAGCAACAAACACATGGACTACACAAGACGCACAAGCATCCAGCGGAGCAGATTATTTCCCAGAACAGCTTGCGCTTCTAAAGTCTATCGACTTTTCTACCGTAGATGAAATTGTCATCCATTACGGCACGAACGACTTTGCCGCAAACGTGCAGATTGACAACGGTTCCAATACTACCAGCACAAGCACTGTGTGCGGAGCGCTCCGATACTCTATTCAGAAAATCCTCGGCGCTTATCCAAAGATAAAGATTTTTGTCTCTCTCCCAATATACAGGATGTGGAATAGCGTGGGAGCCGAGACATACACAAACGGCTTGGGGAAGAAACTGCCGGAATACAACGCGGCAATGCAGACCGTTGCCGAATCTTACAATCTTCCCGCTATAGACGGCTATGGCAAGCTCGGAATCAATTCGTTAAATGACAGTGCTTATTCGAGCGACGGAACTCACCTGAACGACTTAGGCCGACAGATATTCGGGCAGCTAATAGGAGGATGCCTGATAAGCGGAGAAGGCAGTCCGTCCGGAGGTGATGCGCCGGTACAGAGCGTCAACGGAAGCACTGGCGCAATAAAGACAACCTCAAAATTTAATGCGACAGCAACCGACAACTCATTTACTCCAAGCTTTTCTGCCGGTGACGCGACCTCGGCATCCGAGCAAGGGTATATGTGTGTGCTCAATATTCAAGGTGAATTTCCGGTTCTGCCTGATGGTAGCAGCACTACGATGTCATTCTACCTCATGCCTACTGTGCTCGCGAACACGGTTGAGCTCTGGGGTGGATCATTCGTAAATCCATTCACGGGAGCTGTTGTCGTTATGACTTACGGTTTTAACGACGGCTCAACAGTAGCTCTATATAAGACCATAACCACTGATTCATAAAAAGGTTAGGAGGAACGAAGCGATGGCACAATACAACCTCGGTAAAGTATCAATCAGGCCGCGCGGCGCATACGCCGCAAACACCAATTATGAATTTCTTGACAGTGTACAGAACCTCGGCGGCTCATGGCTCGCGCTTGCGGCGAGTAAAGATGTACAGCCCGGTGTCACCACAGGCTGGCAGAGCTACTGGATGATGATAACAAGAGGCATCAAAACCATCGTCGGCAGCAGCCCCGCAGATGGTCAAACCAAAATTACGATAACGTTCACGGACGACACAACTGCTTCGTTTACCTATAATAATGAAGTACTTGCGGACGGTAGTGTGACGTATCAGAAGCTTGCATCAGATGCTGTTAAATTGCAGTTCCTTAACACCGCAATCGCCACGGCATCCTTTGTCTCTAACAGTACATATCAGGATTATCCTTACAGGGCATCTGTGGGCCTCACTGGTGTTTTGGCAAGCATGACACCGGAAATCATCTTTTCGCTTGCGGATGCCACGAGTGGGAATTTTGCACCCGTAGCAGAGTGCTATAGCGGCGGTATATATCTATATGCGGCGTCTGCGCCTGATGCAGCCGTCACGATACCTACAATTATCTGTTGGAGGTGAGTATCTAAATGGCAATAGGAAAAACAAACGCAGGAGGCAGCAGTGGTTCCGGTGGTACTCTTACAGTTACCGGCATTGCAGGCGACATCGTGACCGTCAGTAAAGACGGGAAAACCTATACCCGGACATTCAATAGCAGCGGTGTTGCAGTCTTCAAGGGTCTTTCAACCGGTACATGGACTGTTACCATGACGAACAGTGCAGGCCAGACCGCGACACGAACTGTCGAGATCACAGCTGATTACACACTTACAATAGCATATTTCTCTGCGACTATCTCCATTACTTACCCAGCACAGAGCACTTGTGTTATCAAAAACAGTTCCGGAACGCAGGTAGCCAGTGACACCAACACAGGAACGAGCGCTAAGGCATGGACGACTACGGTAGACGCGAGCGGGACGTACACCATCACCGCAACGGCTACGGACGGCAGCGGCAAAACGAAGTCTACTACAGTATCAATCACCGCCGAGGGACAGGTCGAGACTGTAACGCTGACGTTTGAAATGATACTGTTTGACAATGGTATCATAGGTGACGTCAAGTGGGATGCTTCTAAAGTCGACGACTCTACTTATTGTACCAATAGCGTTTCTGACGTAATTTGGCTGTCGGGAATAGTCTATGATAATGGGCTGATTTTTGTAGCTCCGTCAGCAACACGAGGTATCTCATCAGCAATTGACTTGACAAATTATAACAAAGTAAATGTTCGTGTAAAACAAGTCTTAAGTAACACTGGCACAGCAAAAATTTATGTTGGCACAAGTGCTTTGGGAGATCAGATAGCCACAGCAAATATCGCACTTACGGATGGCCAGATATCCAGTTTGGACATTTCTTCCGTAACTGAGAGCAAGTATATTTCTATATACGTTCGTCCCACTGACGGCACTTATGGTAATAAAATAGATGTAAAGTTTGATAAGGTTTGGCTCGAATAAGGAGGGCACAGTATGACAATTTATATAGATAGCGATTACAAGTGCTACGCCTCTGTAGCTGACGGGCGCAGAGCGGTCGAGACTAACTTTTTCGACGGTAAGTGCCCGGAGTGGATAGAGAGTTTCCGTTTTGTCCCTGAGGGTGAGACGTGGACGCGCGAGGACGGAGATGCGTTCACGAACATGGTTTCCCCGTGGAAGGACTTGGGCAACGCTTATGTGGCACAGGCGGCGTATGTGACGGCACAAAATGCACAGTACGAAGCGGCTTTATCGGAGATAGAGGTAGCGCTGGGGGTGAATGCTGAATGACGATAGAAGAGCGTAAGAAAGCCATACTTACCAAAATCGCTGAGATTAAGCAAGGTGGCAGCGATGAGGAAAAGCAGGACATGAAAGCTGCATTGGATGTGTTGGAGGTAACAAATAAATGAGTTACGCTGATAACGCAAAAATATTGAAAGCTGAAATTGATGCCAATCGTAAAACTGTTCAACAGGTTGAAGACGCTGGTGGTATCCGAGAAGAAATCACACAATCTGATAAGATAGGCTTTGACTGGCGGATATTTTATGTCAATAATATAGCAGTGCGTAAAGATTATGTCGAGCAAGAAATCCCATTCGGCACAGCCGATAATCCCATTGTATGGAAAGAGGGCACGAGCCTTATACAGAACGCCTATTATATACACGATGGTGTCAGAAAGGTCTGGACAGGCGACACTGGCGCAACGGCAGCTTGGGATGACGATAACTTTGTGGAGTTGTGATATGGATGATGAACGGACAGTCAGTGGTTTGCTGACAGAGGATTAAGAATATGTCTATAATAGAAAAAGCCATCGCTCAGATGGAAACATGGGCGCAGGATAATTCACATGGCTACGATCAGGCGAACCGCTGGGGGCCTGACTACGACTGCTCATCTGCGGTCATACAAGCTTGGCAGAATGCTGGTGTTCCTGTGAAATCCAAGGGGGCTACATACACCGGGAACATGTATTCCGTGTTTAAGTCTTGTGGATTTGAGGACGTGACTGCATCTGTCGATATTTCTGCCGGAACAGGATTGCAGCGCGGAGATGTGTTGCTCAATCATGTTAATCACACGGCTATGTATTGCGGTAATGGACAGATCGTACAGGCATCTATCAATGAATTTGGTAAAACAACCGGCGGCCAGATCGGAGATCAGACAGGCAGAGAGTTCTATATTCGTGGCTATTATAATTATCCTTGGGATGTAGTCCTTAGATATAATGGAAGTGCTGAAAATATAGCTCCATCAAGCCCTGAAATGCCTAAGCTTAATCGTAATATTACGGTATCTTTGCCTGAGATACAGAATGGTGATATAGATGTTTCTGTCGCTATGCTTCAGGCGGCGTTAAAGTATAAGGGCTACAATCCAAGATGGGTTGATGGCGAGTTTGGCGCTCAGACCGGAGCCGCACTTAAAGCTTTTCAGTCCGACCACGGCTTAGACGCTGACGCGATCTGCGGAAAAGCGACATGGAATGAGATAACCAAAGCGTAAGCATGCACACAAAGCCCCCAGAGCGTCCAAGCGGCGTTCTGAGGGCTTTGCCATATCAATTCATCGCCGCAATCAAACGGCTGCCGTAGGGCTTGTGACGGCGTTTTCAAGCACATTGCCGATACTGGCTGCGAGTTTGGCGGGATGGAGACGCTGGGCGTATATCGCCGTTACCTTGGTGTCAGCGTGGCCGAGTACGCCGCTTATATCGTCGACCGCAACACCGGCTTCAAGCGCGGCGGATGCAAAGCCGTGACGCAGAGCATGAGAGCGGCAGGCGCTTTCTTCACCTATCACGGACTTGGTATACCCATTTATAAGTTCGGAGAGCTGGGTACGCTCCAAGGGCTTCCACTCCCCTGTTTTGCGGCTGACGCAGCCAAACAGCGGCGCATTGTCATCGGCAGAGTCCGGACGTATACCGGAGGCGAGGTAGTTTTTCACAGCAGTCTGAGCCGCGGCAGAGAACGGAACCATGCGGGGCTTATCGCCCTTGGTGACGCGGAGCATTATGCAGCCATTCACCCAATCGAGGTCAGCCGGGGTAAGAGAACGAAGCTCGGAGTTGCGCGCGCCAGAGAGAAGCATAAGCGTGACCTCCGCCTGTTCCCTTGCCCATGTGGCCATCTTCTTGCCGTATATGGGGCGTTCGGCGGAAATAAGGGAATGTATCTGCTCAACGCTCAGAACGTGCTCATACGGCTTCTTCTTGGCTCTGGTGACCTTTCCCTTGGGTGGAATGGCATCGTCGAACACAAACGCCTCTGTGTAGCCGTATCTGGCCGCGAACTCGGAGAGCTGACGGAGCTGCCCCATGTAGAGACTTGCTGTGGTGATAGCATCATGCGCGATGTCCGAACGGAACTTCATCACCGCGGCGGCGGTCACGTCCGCAAAACCGTGGCGCGCCATGCTCTCGTGGAAGAGTCGGAACGTCCGGGAATAACCGGTGACTGTCTGCGCCGACAACTCGTTATTGCGCATATTCTCTATATATGCCGCACATGCGGCGTCGTATTTCTCAAACATGGGGCGGTTCTCCTTCTTTCAAATCAACTTCCAACTTCCGAATCCCGCGCCTTGCAGCTTCCATCTGCGTGACATTTTCCTGCCTACAGTAGCGTTCAAGAATATCTTTCGTCCTTGCATCCATTTTCACGGCAATACGGAAGGGCTTCGGGTTATCGGTCGGTCGGCCTCTTTTCTTCTCGGCCAATTTTCTCCCTCCTTTTTTAGGTCACCCTTATTATAATTTAAGGTTACCCAAATGTCAATACCTGTTACGTAATATTTTTACGCCCCGTTTTTACGGGGCGTTTGAGCCTAATCAAAGGAATCTTCCTTTAAGTTCTGCATTGTAAGCGTCCATAGCATCGCAGAACTTTACTGTCCACAGTTCTACCGATAGTTCATCAACGTTGACATTATAGGTGGCTTCCATCTTCAAATCGTCGTGCATTACTTCTGCCCCGAAAAGATTGCTCGTACTAAAAGTAATAGTCACATTGCAGTAGTAAACCTCCCTGTCGGCCAGTTCCTTTCTCGACAAAGAATCCGACGTTATCGAATAACGATGGTACGACTGCGGGCTCATAATGTATTTGTCTTTCAGCGTCTCCTCAACATCGAACAGTGACGAAAAAGCAGCATAATACATTAAGCACGTCTGTTTTTGCTCACGTGTCATGAGAGGGCTGTATTCAACAATCTCGGCGTATATGTCGTCCAAGTCAGAAGAGTCTACCGTACTTTGCGTAGAAATACTCTCCACAACCGCCGCCGCTTTCAGTGTTCCCACTTGTTCAACAGCTTCCAAGAGCATGTCAGTATTCGCGATACGATTCCGCACATCATCTGTGGTACTTTCATACTGCGCGTAAACATCCATGATAATGTCATATTCGTCAGCGGTATAGTCAGTACACGCAGCAACTATCGACGCATCAAGCGTGCTTGCCTCCTTTGCCAGTTTTATTCTCGGCACAAACACGATTGCAAATGCTGCGATCAGGAGCACAACGGCTCCTCCAATGATGCACCAAGTTTTCACTTTCTTTTTCGGTTTGCTCGCATCTCTGTTCAGTTCGTCCAGCACGTTGTCAGGTTGAAGCTTCGTGTCTACCCCCGCTTCGCTATTGTCTGCAGAACATTCTTTCATCTCATTTACCTCCCATATTTATTTTCGGTTAGGATATTTATAATATATCATAGGAACTTAGATAGTTCAACAAGAAAAGCTCCACGGATGACCGTGGAGCTTTTTGATCATCTGGGCATCGCCGCATCCTCCGCGCATTTGCGGAGAAATGTATATGCGTCGGGCGCGACAAGCGTGTTTGCGTACAGTTCTCTTTCCGGCGCGTCTGCGAGGCTCACAGCAACGTCATATGCGCCGCTGGCATCGCAATGTTCAAATTCTGCTGAAAACTCTCTGAGAGCCGCAGAAACGCTCTCAGCACATATTGAGTATGTGTTCCGACTACTCAAGCAAGCAAGTGTGTTCGGTGTGGTGAGCGTAACAAGGTACACACGCTTAACTGTCTGCGTTTTCAAGTTCTCCATGCTCGATAAGCCCTCCTTCATCAAAGCCTTCATAATAAAATTCCTCACTGCCCGGTTCACCTTTCTTCGGCACCTTGACAAGCGGGTCGCGGAGCCGGTCAAAGCGCACTCTCGTGACCGTGGGGCGCGTCTGGGTAACTTTGCGCCCATCGAAATTATAGGAGACTGACTTGAGCTGATACTCCACGATGACGGTCTGCCCCTTTTTGAGATACTGCGTGACGACCTCGCTCATGCGCCCGTAGGCCACGAACGACGGAAAATCATAGGTGGATTTGCCGTGCGGGCGAAAGTCGCGCTCACAGGCAAGAGTGAACTGCGCATAGGGCTTGCCGTCCACCGTGCCGTACTTCTGGACAGGGTCGCCGGTGAGATAGCCCATTATGCGCCCATCGTTCAGCATACCTCCACCACCAGTTTCAGTTTATTCTCATAATAGACGGCGCACTCGCGGCTTGCACCGCCGCCGAAGATGCTGACGGGTATCATCCTGCCGCCGATATTGCCGAAGCTGAAAGCGCAGCAATGCGCGCCCTCAGTAAAGGCGACAGGCTCTTTGAAGTCCATGTCCTTGATATTGGGCACGAGCGAAAGCGACGTGGTGTCGATGCGCATAGACTGCGGCGCAATCTTGATGACCGTACCGTTGTTGAAACGGATGTGATGTTCGGATATCTTTTCGATTTTCATTACTTATCTGCTCCCCTTTCTCTTCTGTCTCTATACGGTTTACACAGCGTGTACTTCCAGCCGTGCGGTACTTTTTCGAGTTTGCACCAGCCGTCGTAGAAATACCTCATATCGCCGAAGTATTTACCGCCGGGTGCGATGTTATTATACCATGTGTCGTAGTCCGGGTAAATGCCAGAATTGATATTTGCACGACAGTATTCAAGAACCTTTTCGGGATCCCGCTCCTGCGTGTAAATTTTCACTATCTTGTAGTGATCGCCGCCGTACTCGCGCTGACCGGCGAATAGTTTCTTATGGTACATTCTTTTTCTTTCCTCCTATCTGAATTTTACAGTCACGTCGTATTCCTGCTTGAGCGCGTTCTTGACGTCCGCGAATGAAATGTCTCCGGAATTGAGCTGGGCGCAGTAGAAATCAACCTCTTTTGCGAGTCGCTCTATCTCGTCATCAGGAAAACCGTGCTTGTCCTTGAGGATGAAGAGCATCATGGTAGAGATGAAATTCGCGCCCTCTGCGCGTCCGGAAGTAAGCGCTCGGTCGACGTCTTGTTGTGTGCGCGGAATACTGCGGGGAGATTTCTTTCTCGCCATTATTCCCTCCTATCCTCGGTCGCAAATGTTATTTTGCTGCCATTGGGGAACTCGAAATTGAGCCTGCATCCGAAGAAGTCCGCCGCACCGATAAGATCGGACACGGAGAAACTGTCCTTCTGAAACTTATTACTCAAGGCTTGTGGGGAAATACTCAAGGCTTCGGCCAGCTCTCTATGCGTCGTGCCAGTGAGCGCAAGCAAAGCCTTGACCTTTGTACCGACCAAATCTGCATCACTCCTTAAATTAAATCAAACGAAATTACGGATTAAAGAAACGGCAAAGCGGATTAAAGCGTTTATCATTTTCGTGAGGCCGCGAAAATGGTCGTTTCGTCTGCCTTTTTTGCACGGTCTGCACAGTCGGCCCAGAACGTGGCGGCAGAGCGCGGCGTGACGAATGCAACAGGCGTTCGGTGCTTCAAACTGCCGCAGGCCACGCCGAAGAGCGTCTTTGCCATGCCCCGCGCCGGGAAGGTCAGGGAGGTTATATGCGCCTCCGCGCCGCACCATGGGCATGGGCAGAGAGATACGCCCTCCGGCGTGGGGATGGTCTCAGGGGGCTTTTTACTTATTGTCATTACATACCCCTCTCCCAAATTTCTCGATAGATTCGGAACTGTTCTCGAAGTGGTGCGGGAATCAATCTCCGCTCCATCTCAAGCATGAGCAATCGCTCTGCTTGGCGCTTGGACATGCGGTTTTTCTCCTTTGGCGGGAGCCTGCCCTCTTTGGCCGCGATCGCAACTGGGTTTGTTTTATGCTGACCCATCATCTGCCCTCCTGTTCCATGCTTCAACTGCATCAGCTCTTGACCTTTTTTCTTTGGTGCAATAACTACACCTTGGGCAAGAAACGCGATATGTAATTTGATCGCCCTGAAAATGGCCGTATGGTATCAACCTGCCGCGGGTATAGCCGCATTTTTTGCAAGGTTTCAACTCATTCATTGTCAAATCTCCTATTCCAGCCCTCGGTGGCATCTGCAAGCGATACTGCATCAAGCTTTATCGGCTCAACTATGTAGCATAACCAGCCGTCCTCGGATTTTGCGTGACGAATTTCAAACGCATTGGCAAGTGAGCTATAGCTCAACGCCACAGGCTTACCGCAGAGTGGGCACGGTCTAAGTTTGTCCATTAGCTTCGGCATCCTTTCTCGGTCTGAGTTCCCAACCAAGGAAACCGCTTTCTTTAGTCATATAAAGTTCGTACTTTTTCAGCGTCTCGTAGGCTTTATCGGTGCAGCAACAGTCATCTGCAGTGCACTCGCGATTTTCTCTGTCCCAATTCTCACAATCAGGACAGACAAAGTGAAAGCAGAAATCCTAGCATGCCTCCTGAAAATCGTCAGCCGTCATCCCGCTATCATCCGGATCAACGTATCCCCAAAGTTCGTTTTTGTACCTTTCCCCCGGCTCTATGTACTGATTGCAGAATGAGCACACATGGCGCTTCCGGGCTTTTCTCCACTGCGATTTCAATATGTCAGACATTAGCGTTCTCCTTATCTTCGAACCGTTTGAGGCGTTCGCGCAGTTCTGCGCATACCCACCCCGCAAGATAGAGAAGTGCTAACACGCCCTCCATGCTATCGGTTCCGCCATACAGCCAATCCACCATTGCAAACATAACATCCTCATCAGACATGGTTTTCGGAATCTCATCTGGTTCCATATATCGGCATATAAGCTTTCGCATTAAATCAAGCAGGGCAATGTCTGTGCCGTTCTCTCCGTATCCGCGCACCCACGTTTCGCCGTCTTTGGCATAGAACAGATTCAGCGACTGTTCTAAATTGCCTTGTGGAGTATTTGACGTAAGTCTCATGTTATTTTCCTTTCTCCGTGCGAACAAAAACCATCAAGCTCCATGCCAACACCAAGTCTACAGCAAATTATGTATTTATTATCATCTGACATAATGCCGCTCTTGCAGTTCTCACATCTCACCACAGGTGCAACGTCGGCAGCGGGAATATTATCCAGCACGCACATTGCGTCGTCCTTTACCAAGAATCGCGGATCATGCAAATTTGTTGCCCACTCACACAACTCGCGCTTTGCATCCTCTTTCTTGATGCAGTCAGACATTTTTCAAAACCTCCATATCATATCCGCTTCGGATAAACTCAAGTGTTTTCTGGTGGTAAACAGCGTTACCAAGCCGTTGATAGATAATCGCCATATCCTCCGGTGTGAACGCCGTTCCCAGAAAAGAATTGATCCCCTGCCGGTGGTATTCGTGTATCTCTCCGTTTCTTTTTTCGGTGTGATAGTGCATGCTCTTGTATGCGTCTCGTGACAGCCACTCTAACACCTTGGCTTTCACATCTTCAGCCGACGCGCAGTTATCAAGCCGGAAGTAGGAGTTTACGCGCGGATTTCGGTCAGCCACAAACTCCAACTGGCCGTTTATCAGGGAATTGGGGAACGCTCTCAGAAGTCTATGCAAAACAGACAGCTCTATCATTGACAAATTCCCTCCCCCTCATTTCCGCAGCAGCACAAACTTTACCCAAAACGGCAAGTCTGAGCTTGCAATCCATATCTTAAAAGCAAAAACAAGCGCAATAAAGATGATGATTACAACGATCCATGCAAGAGCACTTTTATCCATGAGGTTCCCTCCTTTCACTGATATTCCAATTACAACGCGTAACTATATACCAGCAAGAGCCGTAGTCCTCTATGCGGTCGCCGGTTCGCGTAAGACCATTGTCGTGCGCGACAGCAAGTATCGCTTGAAGCAGCGCAGTTTTCCGGTCAAAGTAATCTTTTGCCGCTATGGGGATATTCCACTCTGGCAAGAAGATCACATACGGGATATCGCACCAAAACGAAGAAAGATCATATTCAACATCTTTGATATCCGGTAATGCCATCAGCTCCGCATGAAGTTTTTTCATCTGTGCCTCTATGCCAAAAGCCTTCATCGTCCTTATATCACGTTCACAGAATCCCACTGTTGTCAGCTCCTTCCTCATGTCGCAGCGCTCAAAAGCGGCTGGGTCATTTGTGCGGCCTCAAGAATGTATCTCGACGGATTCACCATCACCTTTTCGTACTCCTCCTCGCCCTGAAACTCGTCTATTACGGTCTTTTCCTCGGCAGACATATCTGCGTAGTGCTTGCGCCCATAGCTCGGAGGGAGCCAACTGCGCTCTCTGGCGGCGTAGATATTCAAGCGGTCGATAAGCGGCGCGGCCTCTGGCTTGAACTTGATGTGACAAGTGCCCTTTTTATAAAATTGCGCCGTGAACCATGTGAGGTCAACGACCGTCTCGCCTGCTGCGATAGCGTGCTTTACCCATGTGGAAACATTGCGCTTCTCTGTGGTCTCGCCCCGGTCGAGGTAATTCAGTGCACGTTCGAGGTCGCTCAGTTCTCCATAGACCGTATACTCGTTCAGTTCCCTCTCGTTTTTCCAGCCACTGTAACTACAAAATCCGTTTATCGGGAGGATGACTTTCATGCCAACCTTGTGGGCTTTGTTTGTCGTCCAGCCGTTATAGTAATGAATGTTCTTCTGGCACTCTGGAAACCATGAATACTGCGCGGAGAACTTATCAAAGAGAGCGTCTATACTCTCGTTCACACCGTCCACGAGCTGTGCATTGAGGTCATAGTAAACCTGCTGGAGGTTGAAGACGTTGAAATCGTAGCCGCAGAGTTTGTCCACCATTGCGGCATAGTCCTTCTGCATTTTCGAGGTCATGCGGGATGTAAACTCCGGCTTGTTGAGCAGACCGCGCCAATATTTCATGCGCAGGGCGTTCATGTACCGCTCTATACCGGACGTGCCCACCGTCTTAAACTCACTGCCGTTTATATTGATGGATATGAGCGGCTTTGGGTATTTGCTGGTGGCGTCGAGATCGTCCATCATGTAGGGAGTGAGGGCGTTGTACTCTTCTATGAGCTTCTTTCCAAGTTGTGCTTCAAAGTCAAAGGATTGTATCATCTGCTCCGCCCAAGAGCCGTATACCATAGCGTCGGGTTCTGCTTCATCGTTGTGCAGGTCTTCCGACTGCGCTTTCTTGAGGTTTTCGTAGATGGTCGAGGTCTTGCGCTGCGCAGGGATATTCACATGGACTATCGCAACCTCAACATCGGTTCTGCGCTGCGCATGCTTAAATGCGTCACGGACAAACTCTATCTTTGCGCCGTACTCGGCGAGTTTCTGCTTGAGGACTTTGCGGCGGTTGGTGTACGGATTCCTTATCGTCTCAGCATTGAGCAGGCACACGATCTGGCCGCCATCTGCCTGAATCTCCAACGCTTTCAAAAGATGCTCGTCACCGTTGGAAAACGGCGGGTTCATTATGATGAGGTCATAGTGCTTATGCGAATGGAAAGTAAGGAAGTCGTCGCCGATGACTCTGTAGTTCTTCCCACGGAGCAGGGCAATGAGGTTTGCGTCATGCTCGATCATGTCCACAGACTCGATATCGAAATTGCCATTGTAGCGGCGATTGTTCTTCAGGAACTTTATGTACAGCTCCGCGAGGTCGCCTTTGCCCGCTGACGGCTCCAAGACTGTACAGATCTCCTCCGACTTCTTTATATTGCCGAACATCTTCCCCGCAAGCGCACTGGGTGTAGGGAAAAACTCGGCGTTCGGATCGGCGAGGTATGAAACGTTGTTTGTACCGCTTTCGGGGACTTCTTTATATTTCTCGGCAATTAACTGTTTTGCCTCAAAGAGAGTGGCCGCATCTCCACGGTAGCCGCTCCCCGCTGATGTAACACTGTAATATAACTTGCGTCTGCCATAGTTATCGCGGTACTGATTTATCTCTCCGATCTTTCCACGGTTTGTGTACACCTCCCAACGCAGTTGACCGTTGGGGTAGCGCTCCATGAAATCCTTATAGGGCGACGTTACAAGTCTCTGCTCAAAGTGAAAATGCAATGTGCTGTAGTATTTCTTCATGTGTTCCTCCTTGTTTCTGTGTGGTTCTCTATATCTCTTTCCCGAACATGTTCGCGATCTTCTTTCTGCCCTTGACAGTCACAAGCGTCTGCGCGCCGGTTTTATCGCCGTTGACGTACTCCTTGAGAGTGAAGTAGCCGTTATTGGTCTCGGCGTATGGTCTGAGCTGCTGTTTCTTATCCCTGTAAAGATAGCCCGCGGCAATCAATGACCGTATCATTTCGCGCTCCCCAATGTGCAGTTCTTTGGCGGTCTCTCGGAATGAAAGATCGTTCCCTCGGTCAATGAGGGCGTCGAAATAAGTGACCTTCGGCGTATCAGCCTTGACTTTCTCATTGAGTCTCTTTACCGTTTCAAGCGTAGAACGGAAAAGGAGCTTCGTCTGCTCGTCCGCGTAGGGCAAATATGTGTCGATGAACATATCGTCATTTGCCACATAGCCGCCAGTACGCCTTATCGTCGGGATGATTTCATCAGCAACAAGCGCCTGAAATCGTTCCGCAGTTTCATTCTTGGCTTTCATTGCGAGACGGTAGAAGATATTTTCGGGGATGTAATCGTCGTGCCCACAAGTGGGCACGCCCAGTTCCTGCAAATACCCGTCGACTCGCTCCCATCTGACAACTTCGTTGCCACTGGCGGCAATGCGAGTAAATCCCAGCCCACGGGCAACAGCCTCAAGATTGAGGTATGCAGTTCCGTCCTTTTCGTAGCAGTCCACACCGCTGATATTCATAATTTCGTTTGACATTTGCTATCTTCCTTTCTGATTCTGTGTAGTTCTTCTGAGGTGTTGGGATGGTAGCATAGCTGTCAAGCGCAAAATCGGTGTTTCTCTCGGTTTTGATGTCAAATACGCAGATTTTTGTATTGTGTTCATAATACTTTGCCCATCTACGCAGCAAAGTTTGTGCAGTTCTCCCCACGTAGTCGGGTGATTCTCTGTGGCTCTCCCTGGCCTTGTGGGGCGATTCTATACAGTTCCCCCAACGTAGTGACCTAATGTTGTACAGACCTCCCGGAGGACGTTCAGGGAACGTAGTGACCTGTTTCTGTGCAGTTCTCCTAACAAGCTTTTGGCGGTAATATGGTGTAGAAATAAAGCAACTGAATATCCATATTAAATGTGACAGCGGTGAAGTCGCGCCAGTTGTCAAACTCACCTTCGTGCAGCTCGCCCTCACACAGCCATTCGGCATAAATCTTCATTTCCGTGTATTACATCTCCTTTATCAGTTTTATAAAGCCCTGCTGCTTGAGGTTCTTGAGCCAAATATGCAGGAACTCGTCAATGCTCACCCGCAGACGCTGCGAGTACATCATCTGGCCGTCCACTTCCTTGTAAACCTCGTCGTAGCTCCCGGTATAGTCATTGCGGAAAAGTACCGGCTCAATGGTCTGCGCGGCTTCATCGACTGCAAACTCGATCTCCGGATCAGCCATAAGGTCGCCGTTCTGCTCGGAATAATGCGCGATGTAGTACACAGGACGGCCTTTATAGTCCGAGAAGTAAAGGAACTCGGCGGCAAGGCGCGTGTACGGCTCATTCTCCACGCTGATATGGAAGTCGTGGCGAGAAAGCGCCTCCAAGATGGGGCGCAGATTCTGATAGTTCTGCTTCGCGTGTTTCAGTTCGGTCATGTTCGTAAATCCTCCCAAGTATTTTGCGGGCGCGTGTTCACGCAAACCCCGCAGTTCTTCTGTTGGCCGTGTTCAGGGGCGCGGAAACTTCCCAGTAAAATCCCGCGGGCGTGTTCAGTGCCCCCAAGACTTCCGCGCTCCCTGTTCACATTCCGGGGCGCGGTCGCTCAAGTCTGCCCCGTTCGGTGATCCTGCCGGACACGTCCGGCGGCGGGTGCAATCTGTTTTCTTCGGGGAGATGCACCAGCTCCCCACGGCCTTACATCAGCACCCCGGCAGGCTGACCGCCGTTTATAGCGATGGGCGCACGTCCTAATATCTCGCGCCGGGTTTAATCCTGTTTTCTTGCCCATGAGCGCCCGCCATATAGGCGGCCGGGCTTGCACCAGCGGCGGCGGATGCCGTCGGCCTTGCGGGTATTAAGCGGCGATTATGGCCGCGCGTATTTGCTCGATGATTTCATATATCTTTGCGCTGCCGGTGCCGCTGTTGCGCTTGTAATAGCGCACAGAGTACCGCGGCGCGCCCTCGATAATGGTAACGCTGCATTGCGCAAAGCTGTTGAGGATCCACCCGCGAGTGCGCAACGGGATTTTTACGCCGTGCGCGTCGGCGATTTCGACCAATAAAGCGCCGTCAGAAATCAGGCCGCCGCGGGTAAAAATCTCCTCGGCCTTCTTTATCTCTTGCCGGTGCTGCTCTTCCTGCTCTGCTCTTTCCTTTGCTTCCTGCTCTTCACGTTCACGGCGGGCGGCTTCTTCTCTCGCTTCTCCATCGGCGCGCAGTTTTGCGGACAGCTCCGCGCACTTGCCAAGCTCCCCGAGTACAGCCGCGCCGACGAAGTCGGCGAACGTGCCGCCGTTGTCGCGGGCGTTAATGTAATTACGAACGCGAACGCGCAGACGATCCCGGATATAATCCGCTTGCCGTGCTGGGTCTGAGCCGTACCGAAGTATTACGGGCTCTTCCTGCTCTCGCAGCGCGTTAACGTCCTCGCTTCTCCTCCAGACTCTCGCGCGCTCCTCCCGTGTGCCGTACAGCTCCACGCAAGCCGGGAAAAAGCCCAGAACATCGGTAAATTTATAATCTGTCATCCGCAGCGGCACTAAATAGTTGTTGATCTCGACATAAAGAAAATATCTGTCGCGCTCGTTGGCGGGGTATTGGTTTTTCTCTGTACATGTCCAAAGCTTGTACGACTCCGCGCCGTTGCTGACCTCGCGCACAAAATCCGCGCGGCAGTTTTTGCCCTCGCGGTTATACATGCCGTTAATAAAAAGGGGCTTTTTTAATGTGCTCATGTGGTAATACCTCCGTATTTTTTAGGCTCAAAGCCTGTAAAAACGCCTTGCAATCAAGACGCTTTTACAGACTGCCGGGAAAAGCCCCGGCAAACTGTTAATATCCGGCACAAGCCCCGCGACGGACGATCTCGGCGGATATTTTAAGCTCCAGCGCGTTTTCTTCCGCGTAATCGGTCGGGCGGCTCATTCCGCACGCGCGGCGGTATGCTTCCCGGTCGGCGATCCACTGCATCACGTCGCGGAGCTCGTCCGCGCTCATGTCCTTAACGTTTTTCATTCCTGCGATCTCCTCTCAGATAAAATACATAGTCCCGTCCAGCTCGACGGCGACGGCCTCTTGCTTTAGCTCGTCTCGCATGCGGACGGCAAAATTAACAACATCGTCCAGGTGTTCATCAAGTGCAGACTGCGCAGCATAGGCGAACACGGCGTTATTATCTTCGGCAATAAGTCCGTGCGCCTCGCTCATCCAGTACCCGCGGACGGGCGTTGACGTTGCGCCGCCGAAGCACTCAGACAGCAGCGCGGCGGCCTCGGTCACGTATGCGCTTGTATCTCCTGCTGTGCTCGCGTCAACGGTTCCGGGAACGTAAACCGTTATTTTGTGGCTGAGGCTGAAAGAGTTTTTCAAGATGTTGTTATTCATGTTCTACCTCCTGCGCCCGTCTGGGCTTGTCTGACTGTATGTATAATACACTGTTTAACAGTACATCGCAATTCGCAAAATGAACAAATAATGTACTATTTAATAGTGCATATTGTACGGCTTGACAGTACACGAAAAGTTATATATAATGGGTGATGAAAGGGGGCTATTTATGGCCGTGAGTGATAGCAGGCGGCGCGCAAATAATAAATGGGATGCCGCCAACATGACAACGCTTGGATGTCGCATGAAACGAGCTGACGCGGAGGATTTCAAAGCGGCTTGCAAGGATTCCGGAACAACCCCGAACGCCGTTTTTAATACTGCCGTTGCCGAATTTATGCAGGATTATGCAGAAGAAAAATTATTGAATGGAGGTAAAAATAATGCCGACTGAGAAGGAAATGAAAGAAGCCCGGAAAGCTATAGCGTATGATTTGATAAACATCATAGACGAGAAGCCCGAGCAAGAAACGTATACCGCCGAAGAAATAAAGAAGATAATTAAAATCTATGTCAGCACGGCAAATCAGGACTAAAACCACGTGAGGATCATACAGAAAAACAAGAGAGCAGACCGAAGTTTTCCGGTCTGCTCTCTTTTTATATAATTTGCACTGTTTAACCGTGTAAATTTGTGCAAATTGCGTCTTGCTCTGTACTGTTAAACAGTGTATAATAACACCCGTAAACAAGAAAAAAACATCTGACAGATCAGATATTAACGGAGGTAAAAAAATGAAATATTTCACACAGTGCAAAAACCTTGAGGAGCTCAAGAAGGAATTTAGACGGCTGGCCATGATCCACCACCCCGACCGCGGCGGCGACGTCGAGACCATGAAAGAGATCAATAATGAGTATGACATGATGTTTCCCGTGCTCAAGGCCAAGACAGCCGCGCAGAGTACCGAAACCGCCCAGAGCACCCGCAGCGAGTTTTACACCGCGAACGGCTGGAAGGGCGAACGGTACGAAGCCGGGCGCAGTCTCAAGGAGATAGCGCAGCTTGTCCGCGCTTACATCAAGGAATTTTTCCCGGGCTACCGTTTCAGCGTCCGCACGTCCTACGCTTCTATGTGCCAGGAGCTGCACGTTGACATGAAAGAAGCCCCGGCGGATATCTTCAAAGCTTATGAGGAAATGACGGACGACGACATTTCCGAGTGCTGGCGTAAGGCCACCCGCAACAGCGTGTGGACCCTCAACAGCTGGAACAAAGCCGAGGAGAAAGCCGAATTTGAAAGAATTTGGAGCAAGTACGGCGCATTTTATAGATGCCTGACCGATAAGACCCGCGCGACGGTTAAGGCCGTGGACGAATATGTTAATAGTTTTAACTATGATGATAGTGATGCAATGATAGATTATTTCGACGTCAATTTCTATTACTTCGGATGCCTGCAGAGCCCCGGCGCCGTGAAAGTCGTCCCCCGCGCTCCAAGAGCCGAGAAGCGCCCCGCCAAGGCCGAGAGCAAAGCACCGACACCGGCAGTCAAGAGTGAGGATCAGCCCCAGACAGCCCCGGCGAAGCTCGCAGCGCTCCGCGTGGAGTTTAATACAGAGCATGACGGGATCGAGGTTTATTTTACTTCCAAGCCCTCACAGGCCACACGTGACGCGCTCAAGGCCGCGGGGTATCGTTGGCATAGCGTTAAAAAATGCTGGTTCGCCAAACGCACCGAGGCGCATTTACAGGCACTCAAAAGGATTGAGGACGACGCCGCAGCGTAAACCCCGCCCCATACATCACAATGCAATATAAAGCCCCTGAGACGGTCAGAAATGGCCGTCTTTTTTATTGCCTTTATATAGATGTCGACCGGGGACACGATCCGCGCCCACGCCCTTTAATTATATATTATTTATATTATATATATTATATCCAAA